TGTTGCCCTTCACCGACGGGCACGGGCCCATCAGCTCCTGCAGCTCCTCGTAGTGCCAGTGGCGCACGTGCCGCTCGTACGGGTTGCCGAACGTGGCGCCCTGCTCCTTGTGCCGGATCGGCATGGACAGCAGCAGCCGGCCGGCGCGCTCCTTGATCGTGGCGACGAGCTCGCGGCCGTCGTCCTCCGGCATGTGCTCGAGCACGTCGCCCATGATCACGGTGTAGTCGCCGCGCGGGAAGTCGAACGTGCGCACGTCCCCCACGGTGATCGCGTCGTACTTCGCGAGGAGGTCGTACTTCTCGACGTACGGCTCCCAGACCTCGATCCCGTGGAACGCGGTGCCTGGTAGCTGCGGCCGGAGCAGCGTCGCGTAGGCGCCCTCTCCCGGGCCGATATCGAGGATCAGGCGGGGCCGGGCCTGGACGACCTGCTGGCGGGCCCAGGTTCGGTTTTCGCGGGCTGAGAACGGCATAGGCGGAACGTACCGCCCGCCTTCCGGCGTGGCGCGTCGTGCCACTCGTGAACGGCCGTAGTTATGCTACGACCATTCACCATGTCTGTAAGGCACGGTCTCTCCCCTCACGAGTCCGGACAGATAGGACACAGACATGGGCAAGATCGACCCGCTCAAGATCCTGAAGGACCTCGACGGCGAAACGCCGATCAGCACCGAGGACATCCAGGCCGCGCACGACGAGCTGAAGGAAGCGCTCGACGCCGCCACCAAGGCAGACAAGCCCGACCTCGGTCTGGCGAAGGAGCTGCACGCCGGCGTCTCGAAGTTCCACACCGTGCTCGAGGAGCGCGCGACGGCCGAGGCCGCCGAGCGCGAGGAGCTCAAGAAGCTCCGCGAGGGCCTGTTCGACGACAAGGAGCCGGCGAAGCCCGCCGCCGACCCGAAGGACGCCAAGGAGCCGGCAGCGCCGGCCGACCCCGCGCCCGCCGACCCGGCCAAGGTCGAGGAGCCTGTCGCGGCGTCCAGCGGCGCATCGATCGTGGAGCGCCTGACCGCCTTCGCCCAGCAGAAGGCGCCCGAGATGCCGCAGCCGAAGACCGCGAACGGCGTCCGCTCCCGCGCGATCGGTGTCGCGTCCGGGTACGAGCTCGACAACGGCGACTTCAACGACCTCGGGTCGCTGTTCTCCACGCACGCGAAGGCCGTCACCAACCCCGGCCAGCGCGGGCACATGTTCCGCCTCTCGCGGGACTTCGAGGAGGACCGCCAGCTCGGGTTCAACGTGGACCTGAACAACCAGCGCATGATGGGCGTGTTCGGCGTCGGCCAGAACTTCGAGAGCCCCGTCGCCGCCGCGTGTGGCATGTGTGGTCCCGGCGACGTGGACCACACCCACCCGATCTGCTCGCAGGCCGGGCGCCCCATCCGTGACGCGCTGCCGCAGTTCCAGGCGACGCGCGGCAAGATCACGTTCGCGCCGGCCGCGTCGATCGGTGACCTGTCGGGCAACGTGTCGATCTGGACCGAGGCGATGGACATCGCCGCGTGTGCTGCCGGCTCCCCCGGTTCCCCGGGTGACACCCCGACGAAGCCCTGCCCGCCGATCTCGTGCCCGGAGGAGCTGACCTGCGCGACGGACGCCGTCGTTCGGTGCATCACCGTCGGCAACTTCCAGGCGCAGTTCTCCCCGGAGTTCTGGGCCTCGCGCCTCGCGCTGCTCCTGGCCGAGTTCGACCGCGTGGCCGAGCAGAAGATCATCGAGGAGATCCACGCCGCGTCGAACGACCTCGGCACCGTGGACGAGTGCAACACCCTCAACTCGTTCCTCATGGGCATCAACAGCGTGATCGCGGCCGACCGGTCCGCGCAGCGCAACATGACCCGCCGGTACCGGATCATCGCGGACGCGTACATCCGCGACTACATGCGCAACCAGGTCATCGCGAACCTCGGCGTCGCCAACAACATCGAGGCCCTGCAGCTCGCGGACACCACGATCAACGGGTGGCTGTCCGACATCAACGCGTCGGTGGTCTGGACGTACGACGGCACCTTCGGCGCCGGCGACGACGGCCAGGAGCACCGCATCCTGCTCCCGGGCGAGGTCCCAACGACGGCCGGCGTGTACGTGCAGCCCGAGGACGCGTTCGTGTTCCTCGACGGCGGCACGCTCGACCTCGGCACCGACATCCACGACTCGATGCTCAACGCCACGAACGACCGCCAGGCGTTCGCGGAGACCTTCGAGAAGACCTGCTTCCGCGGGTGCTCCGCCTACTTCTTCGACATCCCGGTTCACTCGGGCTGCGGCTGCGGCAGCGTGGCCTGCACCTCCGACGCGTCGCCGAGCTGAGGTAGCACATGGTCAGCCCTATCCCGGTCGAGCTGGATAGGTGCACTCCGGCGGTAGCGGGCGGCCTCCTCCAGGGAGGTTGCCCGCTACCGCCCGGGTGGGAACGCGGCATCAGCTTCCAGGACACCGCGTGCCTCCTGCCTACCGTGATGGGTGAGTGCCCTACCTGCTCGGACCTGAAGCCAACACAGCAGGCCGACACGGTCACGTTCCGACCGGTCAGCCTCATCACCGCGTTTCGGTGCTCCACGTTCGGCGGGATCGACGTGCAGGCCGTCGCCCAGGCGAACCTGGACGAGACCGCGGACTACGCCCTGGCCCGGGAGATGCTCACCGGCCAGGCGTCCCTGCGTGACGCCAACCCGAACGCCGCCGAGCCTGGCGGCAACCCGTCCCTGCAGCGCACGGCCATCGACCTCGGTACCGGGGACGCCGGCCCCGTAGCTGCGCTCGGGTGCGTCGAGCAGGCGATCGCGGACGCCACCGGCGGCCGCAACGGGTACATCCTCATCGGCCCGGAGATCGCGCTCGCGCTCGGTGAGGCCGGCGTGCTGCTCCGCGAGGGCGGCCGGCTGGTCACCACCACGGGAACGCGCGTGATCCAGACCGGTGGGTTCGACGGCCGCGGGCCGATCGACTCCCCCGGCGACGAGTCGCCCGCCGACCCGTGCGAGCCGTGGAACAGCACTGGTGCCCCCGAGCAGGGGGACGAGCTGTACATCTACGGCACGGCGTCCGTGTGGGCCGGGGTCGGTGTCGGGCTGATGCGGTCCGACATCAACCGCGCCAACAACACCGCGGCGGCTCGCGAGGAGCGCGTCGCCCTTCCCGTGTTCACCCCGTGCTCCACGTTCGCTGCTGGTAGCGGCGTCACCAAGGCTTGCTAGAAGGGAACTGACGATGCCTCAGCAGTGTTTCAAGCCATTCCGCGCCCAGTCGCTCCGTGTCACCGAGCTCGGGGACTGCGGCATCCCGCCGGACCCCGCCGACGACTCGCCCGGGGAGTCGCCCGGGGCCGCGTGCTCGATCGCCGTGACCGACAGCTTCACCAGCGTGACGGGTGAGGCCGAGGTGGACGAGGGCGAGGACATCCTCGAACGCAAGGCGAACGGCGACATCTGCATCAACGAGCGTGACCCCGACGTGCTCACCGGCCTCAACGTCGCGGTCACGCTGTGCCAGGTGACGCCCTGGTTCATCAGCAAGCTCACGGGCTGGCCCGTCGTGATGGACCAGGACTGCAACGCCGTCGGGTTCGACATCATGGACGGCATCAACACGACCGAGAACGCCCTGGAGCTGTGGTCCGGGGTCGCCGGCATCGACTGCGGCGCTGGCGCCCGCTACGGGTACGCCGTGTTCCCGCGCGTCACGAACTGGCAGCTCTCCGGGTCGCTGGAGTGGGCCGGGTCCGACACGCTCTTCTCGATCACGCTGCAGGGCTTCGCGCAGGGCAATCACGCGTGGGGCCGCGGCCCGTACACGGACGTGCAGGGCTCGTTCGACGGGCGCCTGGTGGACCCCATGCAGCAGGGCTCGATCATGCGCCTCATGGCGACGGACGTTCCCCCGCCGGCGTACATCGCCTCGTGTGTGGACTGCCTGCCGCCGACGGCGGAGTTCGGGTACGGCGGCATCTCGCTCGAGTCGCCGGTGGACCCGTGCCTGGTGCCGGCCTGAACGGTCGTCGTAGCTCGCGGGCGTCAGGCCATGCCTGGCGCCCGCGTGGCGTGATCTGAGGAGGACGGATGACGGTCGAGTCTCCCGAGGCGTCGCCGGGCTCCCCCGGGGAGCTGCTCGCGTGCGGGTCGTTCTGCTGGGTGCAGCCGTACGTGTGTGAAGAGTGCTGCTCCCTGGACCTGCAGGAGGTCGATCCGGTGTTGCGCGAGCGTGCGGCACGGTGGGCCGCTGGGTTCCTGTGGGCCGCGACGGGCCGGCAGTACGGCGGCTGCCCGCGGACCTACCGGCCCTGCCGTGAGGGGTGCGGTCCGGCCCTGAACTGCTGCGGCGGGTACGCGGGCCCGTCGGTGCGGTCCGTGCCGTGGCGTGCACCGGGCTCCCTTGACTGGGTGAACGTGTCGTGCGGGACGTGCCTGAAGGGGTGCCAGTGCTCCGCGGTGTCGGAGGTGTACCTGTCCGACGTGGACCAGGTCCTGAACGTCCGCATCGATGGCGTGGACTACGACCCGTGCTCGATGGTCGCGGTGTACGACCGGTCCCGGATCGTGCGGACCGACGGCGGTTCGTGGCCGGTGTGCCAGGAGCTCGGGAAGACCGACGGGCCGGGCACGTGGTCGATCGAGGTCCTGCAGGGCCTGTGTGTGCCCGACGGCGGCGACTGGGCCACGGGCACGCTGATGTGCGAATTCCTCAAGTCGTGCCTGAAGCGATCGGACTGCCAGCTACCGCGGCGCCTGCAGACGATCACGCGTAACAACGTGACGCTCGGGTTCAACGACCGCTTCGAGAACCTCGCGATCATGCGCACGGGCATCTGGGAGATCGACGCGTGGATCGAGGAGTCGCGGTACGTCGGCGCGGCCACGCCGTCGATCATCTCGCCGGAGCTCCCGCGGCACAGCGAGCTCACGTGGCCGCGGCTGGGTGACTGCCCGGGTGGTAGCTCGTGACGCGCCCGAAGTCCGCGGACGCGGTCGCGCTGCAGGTCCCGGCCGAGGACGACTTCCCGTCGGACGTCCCCAACCCGGGGCCGGTGCTGTACGCGCTCGAGCTGCTGTCCGACATCCTGGAACTGCTCACCGACGACGAGTCGGAAGGGTCGTGCGCGCTGCCGTGCTTCTGCCGGGTCGTGCTGTACCCGGGGCCGGACGTCCCGTGGGACTCGTGCACGAGCGGTGGTTCGTGCGGTGGGTGCGACGGGCAGCTCTGGGCGGCGATGCAGCCCATCTCGCGGATCGGTGGCGGGAGCAACGCGGGCAACGGTGGGTGCGTCGCGTACCAGTTCACGGCGCAGATCGGTGCGGTGCGGTGCGCGGCGCCGATGACGGACGACGACCTCAACCCGTTTCCGCCGGTCGACGCGATCCAGAACGACGCGATCCGGCAGGCGATCGACGCCGACGGGATCCGGTACGCGCTGCAGTGTTGCCCGACCCGGCCGCAACGTCTGAAGGAGGCAGGTATCGTGCTGGAGAGCTGGGCGCCGCTGGCGTCGGCTGACTGTGTAGGTGGGGCCTGGACGATCTCGGGGAGGTTCGATGTCTGCTGCTGACCGCATGGTGGTTCGCACCACGGGCGGGGCGTACAGGAGCCTCCCGCGGCGCCAGGCCCTCGGCCTGATCGCCGCCGGCCGCGCCCAGGTCGAGCGTGGCCCCCAGGCGCCCGTGCAGGGCGTCGAGGCGCCCACGGTGCCCGCGACGCCTGACAGCCCGCCCACGGCCCCACAGCGTGCGCAGGATTCGGCCGCGGACCTGGACGACGGCGACGCGAACGACACCCCCACGCCGCCCGACGAGTACGACCCGGAGCTCGAGGAGCGCCGTCGTGCAGCCGGGCTCAAGCCCGGCGAGTGGCAGGCCGAGCGCGGCCCCATCACGTACCCGACGCTGGAGCCGGTGTCTGACGCCCCGGACGGCGACGTGCCGACGGTCGAGGCCGTCGAGCTACCGGAACCGCCCCGCGGGAACGCGGGCCGGAAGGACTGGGCCGACTACGCGCAGGAGCACCTCGGCATCGAGGTCACCAGCGACATGACGCGCAACCAGATCCGCGACGCCGCGCAGGAGCGGCTGCAGTCCCTTGCCCGTTTGCCCCAGCCTGCCCTCACGGGTGGACGACTGGATACGCCGGAGGACGAGCCGGCAACCGTGGAGACGGTTGCCGATGACGAGGATCCGGGTACGCGGTAGCGGCACCGTCACCGGCATCGGTGACGCCGTACGACAGATCCGCCAAGAGGTCGCCCGCGAAGTAGGCGAGGCGACCATTCGGCGTGCCTCCACGCGCCTGCAGGACCACCCGTCGGGGCGCCTGGCCGCGAACGCGATGAGCGTCGAGGCCGGCGCAGGCATGGCCACGGTCGTATCCCCGATGGGTAACCCCGGGGTGATCCCCGCCTACCGCGACTCGCAGGGCTACTCCCGCTGGGGGAAGCGGTTCATGTGGTGGCCCGGTGCGCGGCACCCCGTGCGGTGGGTGCGGAACTACAAGGGGCTGCGGCCCTTGCTCGAGGCCGAGATGTCGCGCGTGGACCAGCGCGACCTGGGCGACATCGACGTAACCATCAGGTAGAGGAGCGACAAACATGGCCATTTCGATTCAGGCGGATGACGGCGTCACCCAGGGCGCGGGTGACGAGGAGGTGTTCCTGCCCGGGTTCGCCGCGACGGACGACCTGGAGGGGCCGTTCGATTTCACGTTCCCCCGCATCGGGAAGCTGCTGCGGATGCAACGTCGGCTCAAGGGCCTCAACCTCGCGGAGGCCGCCGTCGAGGAGATCGACGGGATGCTGCAGTGGCTCGCCGCCGGGTTCGGCCCGGACGCGTGGGCGCACATCGACGGCCGCCTGGCGGACGAGGACGACGTCCTGGACGAGGAGCACCTGGTGAAGCTCTTCCAGCTCCTGAACGGTCCCCGTGCGACCAGCCGCCCTACTACATCTTCCAGCGGTGTCTCGCGGCAGCCCTGGAAGAACACGCGAACGGCCGCGCCCTCTCCGCTGGCATCCGTCTCGGAGAACTAGACGCCCGCGAGCTGTGTGACCTGATCTTCTACTGGATCACCGACGGGAAGGACGAGGCCCAGGCCATGAAGGATCGCGGCGTGTTCGAGGTCCCGCCCAAGGGTTACCGCGGGTCCCTGCAGGGGACGTCCTGGGACACCGACTCGATGAACGACGCGTACTTCAGCACGCCCACGACCGTGCAGGCCGGGGCGGTGAAGTGACGTGGTGATCCGGGTACCGGTGAACCTCGACGTCACCGACAACGACATCGCGGAGTCCATCGAGGACGAGGTCGATCAGGGAGCTCGGCGGGCCCGGTCGGGCCGGGCCGGGAACCTGATCGGTAACGCGATCGGTGAGGGCATCTCGTCGGGGATCCAGCAGGGGTTCCAGCAGGGCGGCACGGAGGGCCTGGACGGGTTCACGCGGGACGTGAACGGGCGCCTGCGTGACACGCGCGGCCGGTTCGTCACGGCTGGCGAGGACGCCGGGCGGGGGTTCGGGTCCGGGCTCACCCGCGGGTTCGGTGGTGGTGGCGGGGGTGGCATCCAGTCGTTCGGCGCGCTCGAGTTCTCCATCGCGCGGCTCGGCGTCTCGTTCACCGGGCTGCTCGGCGCGATCACGCCCGTGGGTGGTGCGCTGGGTGGCGTAGCTGCAGGCGCGGTCGCGGTGGCCGGCGCCGTCGGGCAGGCCGCCGGCGCGGCGATCAGTGCGGGCGGTGTGCTCGCGTCCCTCGGGCTCGCGGCCGTCACGACGCAGGTAGCGACCGCGGGCCTGTCCGACGCGTTCGCGGCGCAGTCCGCCGCGCAGGAGGAGCTAGCGGCCACGGGTGCTATCTCCGCGGCCACCCAGGAGCAGCTCACCGCGGCGATGGACGGCCTCGCGCCGGCCGCGCAGCGTGTCGTGTCCGAGGTGACGGCGCTCGCGCCGGCGTGGTCCGCGTTCCAGGGCAGCATCCAGCAGACCGTGTTCCAGGGCGTGGCCCGCGAGCTGGAGGGCCTCTCGGGTGCCGTGCTGCCCGTGCTGCAGCAGCAGCTCACCGGCACGGCCGGCATCCTGAACGAGGCCGCGATCGGGTTCGCGCAGTTCGCGCAGTCCGACCAGTTCGTGGGGCAGCTCGACGCGATCCTCGCCGGGCTGAACAACACGCTCGCCGCGCTGCTGCCCGGGCTTGCCGGGTTCGGGCAGGGGCTGCTGTCGATCTTCGTCGGCGCGGCGGGCCCGGCGACCGACATGGCCGCGGCTATCTCCGACGTCGGTATCCGGTTCGGGGAGTGGGCGGCCGGCATCCAGCAGTCGGGGCAGCTCACCGCGTTCCTCGAGCAGTCGAACGCCGTACTGGGCACCCTGCTCGGCATCGTCGGGAACGTCGGCTCGATCCTGGTGTCCGTGTTCGGTGCCGGGGCGTCCGTCGGCGCGACGCTGCTCTCCGTGTTCGAGGGCGCGACCGCGCAGCTCGCGGCGTTCGTACAGACCGCGGGCGCGCAGGCCGGCCTTGCCCAGTTCTTCGACCTCGTCTCCCAGACCGGCGCGGCGATCAGCGAGCTCGGCGCGGTGATAGGCCCGATCTTCTCCGGGCTGTTCTCCGTGATCGGTGTTCTGATCCCGCAGGTCAACCTGCTACGCGACGCGCTGCTGCCGGTCGCGACCGTGCTCGGTGAGGCGCTCGGTACCGCGCTGACCGGCCTCGCGCCGGTGATCAGCCTGGTCGCGCAGCTCATCGTCGGGCTCGTGCAGGCCCTCGCGCCGGTGGTGTCGCTGATCGTGGGGGCCCTCGGCCCGGCGATCGCGGAGATCGGTGCCCTGTTCACGACGAACCTCGCACCCGCGCTGACGGGCATCTTCGAGCTGCTGCAGCCGCTGCTCGGGATCCTGCTGGACATCTTCGGTGCGCAGGTCGTGAACGCGATCAACCTCGTGGTGGACGTCATCGGCGGCGTGTTCGACATCCTCGGCGGGCTGCTCACGTTCCTCACCGGGGTGTTCACTGGTGACTGGGACAAGGCGTGGGACGGGCTGGTGCAGGTCGCGGACGGGGTCGTGTCTGTCCTGACCGGGATCGTGCAGTTCCTGTGGCGCACGGTGCAGAACTACTTCCGCAACGGCGGGCAGCAGGTGCTCACCGCGGTACGGAACTGGTGGACCGGCGTAACCACGTCGTTCACGCAGTTTCAGGCCCGGATCATCACGAACATCGCGGTTTGGATCGTGGGCCTGGTGAACAGGTTCCTCAACCTCCGTACCCGGGTCATCAGCACCGTCACCGGTCTGTGGTCGACGGCGCGCGCCCTGTTCTCGCTCGGGGTGTCCCGGCTCGGGAGCATCGCGGGTACCGGGATCGGGCGGGTCGTCGGGTTCTTCAGCGCGCTGCCGGGCCGCATCACACGCGCGATCGGCAACCTGGGGTCGCTGCTGTACCAGGCGGGCGTGAACGTCGTGCAGGGCCTGATCAACGGCATCAACGCGATGATCGGCAGGGTCGCGTCGGCCGCGTCCAACCTCGCCGGGACGATCCGGAGCTACCTGCCGTTCTCGCCGGCGAAGGTCGGGCCGCTGTCCGGGCAGGGCTCCCCCGAGATCTCGGGTGAGGTGATCGCGCAGATGATCGCGGACGGCATCCAGGCGAACGTCAACCTACCGGGACGGGCCCTGTCGAACGCGCTGGCGCCGCTGGCGCCCACGGGGGCCGTGACGCAGTCCACGGCCCGTCAGCGGGCAGCACGGCCCGTTTCCGGGGACGCCGCGGTGAACGACGGCGTGAACCTGACGCAGATCTTCACGGGGCCGACGACGTCCGGCGGCCGGCTCAACGAAATGACGTGGAACATCCGGTACGCCACCCAGGCGCGCCGAGAGGTTATCGAGGGGGTGCCGACGACGTGAGCGGGAACAGCGGTGCGTGGGGCGTAGTGCTCTACAAGGACGGGTACAGCCAGAGCCCCTTGCACGTGCAGCAGCAGGGCATCAGCCTCGAGGGCGGCGACCCGGTCCTGCCGTTCCTGCCCACGGTCCCAGTCGGGTCGCTGCTCGTACCGCCGGCGGGCCTCGGCGTTCCCGCGGTGCGGTCGGGCGATGTCGCGTTCGCGCAGCGGGACGGCGTCGTGCAGTTCGCGGACTACTACGAGCCGCGGATGCTCACGTTCCAGGTCCTGGTGCAGAACGACGGGTGCCCGGGCTGCTCCACGGAGATGAGCGCCCGGCAGAAGGTCGCGCGGCTGACGCAGGAGTGGTCAAGGAACTGCACGGGCGCGACGCTCGTCCTGTTCACCGACTGCCACGACCCGAACGCCAGCGACGAGGAGAAGATCTGGCGGGGCCCGTACGCGGTGCATGGCCGGCCGCGCGTAGCTGACGTGGTGTGGGAACGCTCGAACCGCGGCGTAGCTCGGGTGACCCTGCGGTTCGACGCCGCAGACGCGCGCCTGGTGCTGCTCGACGCGCTGGGCCCGGAATTCGTCTGGGACAGCACGCACACGCAGACGCTCGACGCCGACGAACAGAACCTGGCACCGGATGCTGACCTGTCCGGGCTGACGATGACGGTGAACGGCGCCACGGTGGACGACTTCCACCCCTCGTCGGGAGGTCCCCTGGGCGGCGACGGAGGCCCGTACTTCAACCGCAACATCGTCGCGCCCAACACGACGTCACCGATGACCATGCTTCTCGCGCCGACTGGCACGGGAGGTATCCCTGTCGTCGCGGGGCAGGCTTACACGCTGTCCTGGTGGGCGCGGAAGGACCCCGGGGGCGGCCCGGTGACCCGCGGGGACTTCTTCTGGTACGACGCTGGGGGCGCGCTCGTCAGCAGCCCCGCCGGAACTGGGCAGAGCGCGACCGCTGACTGGGCGCGTAAGTCACAGACACAGGTCGCACCGGTCGGTGCGGCGTTCCTGTCCCCACGCCTGGCGTGGTCCGGCATTGCCGTCGCGGAACAGCGCCTCGATGTCGCGCAGGCATGGATCAACGAGGGTGCTGTCGCGACGGAGCCGGAAACGGTCGAGATCGGCGGCACCCTGTGCGCCTACCCAGTGATCACGCTGTTTCCCGAGCTCACGGCGCCGATCGTCGTCACGTACGGCGGCCACGAGTTCACCTACACAGAGGACGTCACGGGCGTTATCGAGATCGACACCCGGTGGGGTCGTGCGGCTGATGGGTTCGTTGACGTGACGGAGAACCTGGAGGGCGACTTCGTGTCGCCGCTCGCGCCGGGCGTGCACGAGGTCACGGTGCAGACCGGCGACCCGGCCGATACGGGGTTCGTCAATATCCAGTGGGAAAACGCTGTGGTGAGCGGCTGATGGCACAGGTGTGCGAGTGCGCGGCGAACTGGCGCGTCGAGCTCACGGACCTCCTCACGGGTGCGGTCACGAGCGCGATCGTGCCGGTGTCGTTCGAGTTCGAGACCTCGTTCATGGAGGCCGGCCGCGGGACGATCACGTTCAACCGGCGTGGCAACTCGCCGGGCCTGGACGCCGGGTATGTGTCCGTGAACGACTCCATGCCGGCGACGACGGGGATCTTCTTCCAGCGGCTCCGGGGCGGCACAGCTACGCCGAACAACCCGGTGAACATGTTCGGCGGGTACGTCGAGACGTTCGAGGGCAACAGCGACGGCACGGTAACGCTTGGGTTCACGGAGATGCAGAAGTACCTCGACCACCGGCTGATCCGGTCGGACCTGGTCTTCACGGGACTCTCGCAGACGTTCCTCGGGCGCGACCTGGTGATGTACGCGCGCGGCGAGAACATCAACGGTGGCAGCGTGGACCCGTCGCCGTCGCTCGGCATCCCGCTCATCGGCGGTCTCGGCGCGTCCGCGATCACCCGGGACCGGACGTACCTTGCGAAGGACCGGCAGGTGATCGGGGACATGATCAAGCAGCTCGTCGGCGTCGAGAACGGCCCCGTGTACGAGATGTTCCACTACCGCACGAGCGGCATCCCTGGCCTGACGGACAACTGGTACAGCGAGCTCGGGTTCTTCGACGCGCTCACGCAGCCGTCGCCGGCGAAGTTCATCACGTGGCACCACCTGACGGACTTCAAGCTCGGGCTGGACAGCAACGGCATCGCGAACCAGATCGACGCGTTCGGGGACGCCGAGGAGGACGGCACACCTCGCATCGCGACGGCCGACTCGCCGGTTCCGTTCGAGCCCCGGTTCGACGCCGCGCCGGCGTTCTCGGGCGTGACCAACCTGATCAGCCTCGGGCAGAACGCGTCCGGTTACCAGGACGATCACATGTTCGCGTCGCTGAACCTGCAGATGAACTTCACGGGCCTGGACTACGGGCAGGCGGCCGGCGACCCGACGCTGAACATCGATGACCTCCTGCCCGGGCGGCACGTGAACGTGGACGTTGACTCCCCGCACTGGCGGTTCGACGGCGGCCCGGACATGCCGGACTCCGGTACTCACATCCCGACGATCGGACGGGTGTCGCTCGCCGTCGGGCAGGAGGGCGCCGAGCAGGTCACGGTGCAGCTCACCGTGGACAGCTTCCCGGGGAACATGCTCTCCGCCCCGCCGAGCGATTGCGTGGACTGCTGATGGCCGTGAACACCCTGCCGCGCGACTACGACCTCGCGCGGATCATCGATGACTACGAGCGACGCATCGCGTTCCTCGAGCGCCAGATCCGGAACATGGCGTACCTGACGCCGGAGTTCACGGCCACGCAGGGCTGCCGGTTGACGAGGAACGCCGTGCAGTCGATCGCGCACACGACGTTCGTACCGGTGTCGTTCAACGCGGAGGTTTTCGACAACAACGTCATGCATTCGAACGTCACCAACCCGACGCGAATCACGATCAATGTCCCCGGTATTTACCAGATCGGCGGCAATATCGAGATGCAGTCGGGTAGTGACTACAGCCGGATCATCATGTCGATAGTCGTCAACGGTTCCAGCCGTATTGCGTTCAACGCAACGCCGGGCACTATTCAGAACGTCGCGCAGCGGTACGCGCTGAACACGACGTACCCGCTCGTGGCCGGCGACTACCTCGAACTGGAGATCCACCAAACGAACACGGCCGCCGCGGCGCGCAACGTGCTCGCCACCACGGAGTACTCCCCGCAGTTCTGGGCCGTCCGGATCGGCGGCTAGTCCACCTACAAGGAGACACGCGAATGCCTTTCGAGGAACCAGTGGTAAACGAGGGTGGCCGGTACACGGCTCTTTTCCAGACCGATGCTTTGGTGCCCGACGCCGCAGCTACGGTCGAGGTGGTGATGAACGTAGGCGAGGGTGACTGGACGGGCGCTGCCCTAGATGGTCTGTTCCAGGAGCTGGTGGACCTGGTGAGCAACTCGCCGCTGTTCGAGTTCGTCAGTGCCCGCAAGGCGCAGAACACGTCCACCACGGTCACGCCGACGGTGGAGGTTGACGCGTCCCCCTGACGCCGCCCGTTTTCCGGTGATACGGTGTGCGGGATCGGTCACGGTTCCAGTCGGTACAGCAGCGGTATCCACCCTGATCCACTGGAACCGGTCCCCCGCCCAGACCGCGGGGAACGCACTCTGAAATCCCCTTCACGACGAACGCCACCCCCCGCACCAGGGGGTGGCGTTCGTCGTTGGAGCTACGGGCGTCAGGTGGCCGGGTTGTCGAACGGCCGCTCGACGGCGGCGAACAGGACCTCGAGGCCGGCCTCCTCCTTCTCCTGCGCGGCGAGGGCGTCTACGGCGTCCTGGAGGTCCATCAGCCGCACGGGGGCACCCGCGGACCCGTAGCGGTCCAGCCACAGCGCAGCGGCCACTGTGACGGCGCTGACGGGGTCGTGCGCGGTGAGGGCGCTCAGGGACTCGCGCAGGGTGTTCACGCGGACGCTGGCGCCCGGCGTGCCCAGGTTGTCGATGACGTCGCCGGCGGCGCCCATCAGGGCGGTGAGCCTGGCGTGCAGCTCCTGCTGGGCGGCCTCGTTGGGCGGTAGGTCTGTCATGATGGCGGTGCTCCTTCTGTGGTCGGGGCATGGTGTGCAGCAGAGGCCGGGCGCGTTCGTGGTGGACGCGCCCGGCCTCGACTCTTTCAGGTCACGCGGCGGGCTGCTCGACCGCGGCGAGGACGTCCGCGGCCTCCTTGCCGGTGAGGTCGGCGGGGGTGGCGACACGGCCGAGGACCTGCTGCATGACGTCGCTCATGCGGACGCCGCCGCGGGCGAGCTCCTGCAGGCGGCCGAGCTGCTGCTGGGTGGCGCGGTCGGCGGGGCGCTCCTGGCGCTTGGCCGCGGGGCGGGCGCCGGGCTGGGCCTGGCGGCCGTCGGTGTCGTCGTCAGTGATGATGCCCGTGAGGATCCCGATCAGGTACCGGCGGCCGTAGGTGATCGAGCTGCCCTGGTCCTGCGGGATACGGCCGGTGACCTCCCACTCCGAGGTCTTGAAACCGCCGGACTCCGGGTGGATCAGCATCCCCGTGAGGATCTGGGTGCCGTCGTCGGACTTGTGCATCTCGAAGTCCACGAGCAGGCCCTCGTCCGCGAGGACGGGCGTCGCCTGCGAGTCGACGTCGGCCAGGTCGGCGTAGCTGTAGCGGTGGGACCCGCCGCCGTTGTGCTGGATGTTCGCGGTCTTGGTCTTCGCGATCACGGGCAGCTTCTGCTTGGCCTTCAGGAGGGCCTTGTACAGCTCGGCGTTGCGGGTGATGGCGGCGATGCGGTCGTTCATGGTCTCTCCCGTGGTGCGATCGGTGGCCGGGGTCTGGTCGGTGGTGGTCATCAGGCGGGCAGGACCCACTTGGGCAGGCGCGTCGTGATGACGTCCGTGGTGTACCCGGGCCACTTGTCGGTGCGCTCGCACTCGAGGTACTTCTTGATGCCCGCGGCGCGGTCGCGGCGGCCGAGCTCGAGGCTGTCGGCGTCGAGCTCGGTGACGAACGCGAGGTACGGCGCGGTCTTCTCCACGACGGCGAACAGGAACGTCCACTCGTTGGGGTCGGTGTCGGTCGCCTGGGCGGCCATCTCGATGTAGTGCGCGGCGGCCATGTGGTACCCGTGGCGCCAGGCGTGGGTGCCGAAGTCCTCGGGCTCCAGGGTGGCGCTGGTCTTCGGGTCCATGATCACGCGGGCCTCGATGTCGAGGATGTCGAGCCGGGCCTTCATGGGTGTCCACGTGTCCGGGTCCACGCCCTCGATCGCGACCTCGGTGTTCCCCGCGGCGAGGTGCTTCGCGACCGTCGGGTGGGTGCGCAGCGACTCGGCCATGGCCTGGGCCTGGGCGTGCTCGGCGTTGTTGAGGGGGTACTTCCCCTCGGCCAGGGCGGCGTCGCGCTTCTGCTGGGCCGCCTTGGTCTTCCAGTCGTTCACCTCGACGTGCACGACCATGCTGCCGTCACCGAGGACGAGGTCGTGCACCGCGGACCCGATCGTGAAGTGCTTCGCCGTCGAGGGGTTGTCGCGGTCGTGCTTGTAGCGGGCGGCGTTCTTCATGACGGCGCGGACGGTCGAGGCGCGCAGGCCGGGCAGCGCGTTGTAGTCGGCCTCGGTCATGCCGTAGTGGATAGTCATCGGGTGTCCCTTCCGGGGGGTGTGCTGTGCCCCGGCGCCAGGTGCGGCGCCGGGGCGTGGTGGTCAGTACGCGTAGCGGTCCGGGTCGTAGGTGTAGCGCGAGGTGATCTGGTCACCGCGCATCGAGCGGGTGCCGCCGCTGCCGTTCGCGTTGCGGACGATGTAGTACCCGGGGCCCTCGAAGTCCACGATCGCGATGTCGATCGCGGGGCCGCTGTTCGGGACCCAGACCTGGCCGATGAAGATGTCCGGCTGCGGTGCGGGCGGGGTGGTGGTCATGGTGTCTCCCTGGGTGACTGGGCCGGGACTGGTTCCCTGGCCGAACAAGACAACAGTACCACACGCATGTGGGACGGCTCAACACGGGCATGGGGCCCCGGCGGGGGTGGGTAGGATCGGTGGTGCGTTGTCGCAAACGTGCGTTCCACAGGGGTGAGCCCCCACCCTCGCGTGCCGGAGGGTGGGGGCTCTTCTGCGTGCAGCTACGGGCGCGTGTTCTTCCGCAGTGCGTCGGGGTGGTCAGCCTGGCCGTCGAGGCCGGCGCCGCGGTACCCGTACCGGATGCCCTTGACCGCTACCTGGGTGCGGCGTCGGTGTAGCTCGTTGCGGCGCAGCCAGCGCTGGTGGGCTCGGTCGGCGCGGGCGTCGAGGATCGCGAACCGTGCCGCGACGACGGCGAGGAACACGAACAGGATGACGATCAGGACGGCGAGCGGGTGCAGGTTCACTGGTGGACCTTTCGGGGTGGTCGGCCGTCGCGCTGCCAGGCGTTGTACGCCAGCCGTTTGCAGTCGGCGTCCGGGCAGTAGCGGCGGCTGTGGTGGGTGCGTGCGGGTAGGGGTCGGTGGCACCAGTCGCAGGACCTGACGGGCAGGGCCGGCAGGAGGGTGCTGGTGCCGGCGCGTGCGGCCTCTGCCGTCGCGGTGCGTTCGGTGTGGGCGAACACGAGGGCGGCGAGCATCGCGACGAGCTGGGGGACGGTCACGTTCCATTGCCGGGCCAGGCATTCGAGTAGCTGCTCGTCTGTGTGGGTGGCGTGATCGCAGGAAAGGATCGGGCCAGGTCCTTCGATATGCATTTACCTCACCGTTATTGTGTAATGGTTTGAGAATTATGCTGGCTTTTCCTGGAATGCGATAACGCGAAACGGGGTGGGTACCGTGACCGAACACGACGAGCTGGCCGAGGCCCTCGCGCGCTACGTGAAGGCAACGCCGTTCGGGGACACCCACCGGCCGGCCGACGGTGGCCCAGTGGACTCGTTCCCCCGGCTGCCGCCGGCGGCCCGCACACGGCACCCGTCGCAGTGGGTGCGGATGATGCGGGCGCTGGCGCGGCTGGCGGAGTTCCCCGGGGACAACGCGGAGATCCTAGGGTTCGAGGCGTCCACGTACCTGGTGCAGCAGTCCCGCCGGAGCGGGTGAGCTACGACCGGGCGCGCGCGTCGGTGGCCGGCTCTATGCTGGCCGTGTCGACGCCTCGACACCGTCGAACCCTTGGATCCCCCTCGGGCCATCAGTGAGGCCCCCAGCATCACCGTGCTGGGGGCCTCGTTGTGTCACGAGCGGGTGCGCTGGCGTTCGGTGCTGCGGGCGTGCAGCGCGAGTACGGAGGGGTCCTCGTGCACGGCGTCGATCACGCCGGCGGAGTAGTCGTACGCCATCGCGACCTCCGCGACGTACCCGATGTACACCTCGGGGACGAGCTTCTTCGTGGAGAAGGCGACGTGGTCCCACCAGGTGATGCCGTACGTCGCGGCCATGTGGCCCTCGGGCACGTCGCGGAGGTTGCCGTAGACGATGATCGCGGGCTCGTCCATGTCCTCGGCGCGGGACACGAGGACGTCCACGCACGCGTCGGTGAATTCGATGAACTGCTGCAGGTCGGCGCGGACGCCGTCGGGCACGGGCTGTGTGCCGAACTTCCAGTGCTTGCGCAGGGTGTCGGGTCGCACGTCGAGGACGTACGCGAGGTCCGCGTCGGACAGGCCGAGGGCGTTCGCGGTCATGAACAGCCAGCCCGCGGTGACCTCTTCGGGCTCGGCGCCGGTGGTCGGAGTGGTGGTGTCGGTCATCAGGTGGGTGCCTTTCTGGGCGTGTGGGGTACCTGCTGGACTCCCCCGCCCACCAGCCGCACGGGGTGCGGCTGGTGGGCGAGAGACTGCGTCAGGAACCTACTGGGGTCGTCGTGCGCGGCGGTGCTTCTGCTCGGGCTGCTCCTGCTCGTCGCCCTCGCCGTTCTGCTCGGCCATCTGCTCCTCGGCGCGCTTCTTCCAGCTCGCGCGCTCCTCGCGGGTCGTCTCGTCTCGCTGTCCCCATCCGGACATGGCGGGTTTCCTTCCTGGTGGTGGGTTATGTGGGTGGTGCGGGTGGTGCAGCTAGTGGCGCGGTGCGCACGCCCAGGCGAGGAGCCAGGCGCGTACCGCGTTCAGGTCGGTCGTGAACCGCTCGGTCGCGGCGTCGTCGTCCACCTCGTCGGACGTCGTGACGACGTAGTGCGCGGCCGGGGTGTCGAGCTTGCCGGTCATCTCCGCGGCGAACACCTGGGTCCCGGCGTAGACGCGGGAGATCTCCGCGCGGGGGTCGTGAACGTACTCGTGCGTGACGGGCAGCAGCTCGGCGCGCTCGAGGTCGCGGACGGTGGCGGCGATCGCGTCGCGCAGCATGTCCCGACGCTGGGTCGGTGTCGCGGCGTCGGCGGCGTCCTGCGTCGCGGCCCAGTCGGCGGCCTGTGTCCCGGCGGTGGTGTCGCGGTGCTGCAGGGCGGCGAGGTCTTCGAGCTGCTGCGCCTGGAACGACACGACGTCGAACCACTCGGGGTCGGGGGTCGCGTGCCGCATGGCGTGCAGGCGCTTGCTCAGCGGGCGCGGCTCGCGGCCGTCCTCGACACGGGCGGCGTCGATCGCGGTCTGGGTCCGGGCGAGGGCCCGGGGGCAGTCGCAGTTCGCGTCGCACACGTGCGCGTCCCAGGAGCCGGGGATCGCGATGGTGATGTGCAGGTCAGGCATGGTGTCCTCGTTCCGTGTGTGGTGGGTGGGTAGCCAGGTGCGGCCCGGGGGTGACCCCAGGCCGGGCCGCACCGGCAGATCAGGCGTACTCGCGGACGTTGCCCTTGGTGTCCACGAACCACCGGCGGTCGCGGTAGGACTCGCCCCACCCGACCCGCACGCCGCTCCACGACAGGGTCGTGGTCCACCGACGCGGGCCCTTGTACGGCGCCCCGGGCGGGAAGTCGGTGCCGAGGAACTGACGGACCGCCTTCAGCGCCGCACCGGTCTCGTGGTGGATCGCGGTGTGCAGGCTCCAGCGGGCGTTGCTGTCGGTGAGGAGCATGATCTCCCCGAGGTCGGACACCCGGTGCAGCCGCTTGAGGCTGTCGTCCGGGGTGTCGGCCATGACGATGTGCGGGTAGTCCGAGCGGGCGGTGGCCTCCTGGATCCCGACGACGTAGCCCTCGACGGCGTGGCCGTTGCCGCGGTCGGTGACGACGATCACGCGCTGCCCGGCGAGGAACGGCACCAGGCGCTTGAGGGTGGCCGGGTCCCACGCACCGAGGGTGCGGGTGCTCGACTCGTGGTCGCTGTAGTCCGTGGGACGGATGATGCTTGGCATGCTTGCCTCCGTGGCTCCGGGTCGGGACTTTTCCCTGACCTCGTGATAGAACAGTACCACACGCATGTGGGACCAGCGCAACTGGACGCGCCACACCCGGCCTTGCTCGTCAACCGGTACATGCAGAGGTATGGTTCCCACACACAAGTGAGGCCGCCCCTCCTGGCAGAGGGACGGCCTCAGCCTCACGAGTGACCAGACCACTCGCGAAACTCCGGGTACCACTATACCGGACAACGCGGGCAACGTCACTCCCCGAACAAGGGAGCATCCCGCAGTGGAGCAGATCCTCTGGGCCGTGAAGTCGGCCCCCGTCGCGGACGTCAACGAGTGGGCCGTGCTGGTCGCGATGGCCGAGGCCGCCGACCAGGACGGGACCAACTCGTTCCTCAGCGTCACGACCATCTCGCAGCGCACCCGCCTTGCCGAGCGCACCGTCCAGCGCCGGATCGCCACGCTCGAGGAGCGCGGCCTCCTTCGCCGCGGCGACCAGACCTCGGCACGGATGATCCCCGTCGACCGCCGCCCCGTCGTGTACGACCTGCAGGTGCCGTACTCGTTCTTCCGTCCCGAGAAGAGCTACAACGGCGACGACGTCGAGCTGTCGGTCAACGTGTGGCGTGCCGGCCGTGGCCGGCCCCCGCTGACTCCGCAGGACCGCCCCGAGCACACCCCCGCCCCCGAGAAGAACCAGCGCGTCGACAAGGGCGTGAAGCGTCCGCGCGCCGACGGGGTGACTACGAGTCACCCCGCGGACGACGACGGGCTGACTACGAGTCAGGGCCGGGGTGACTACGAGTCACCGCACGAGGTGACTACAAGTCACCCAACCCTCCCCAGTAACCCTCCCCATGACCCTCCCCGCAGTGCCGCGCGTAGCGCGGCTACTGCATCCCCCGTGGAGACTTCCAGCAGCAGCATCACCTCAGGTGATGCGCGCGACGCTGCTGCAACGACGGCGGATCCCGGTGCTCGTGGCGACGCTACGCGCGCCACCCCCGACCAGGTCCTGGAGGCGATGATGCTCAACCGCGACGAGGCCGCACGGTTCCGCACCTGGCTCGTGGACGCCACCGGAGCTACGAACCCCGACGGCCTGATCCTCACGCTCCACACCGGCTCCCGGCTGTCCGAGCGGATCGCCCAGTGGCGCACCGCCGAGACGTTCGGCCAGGCCATCCCCGGGCCTCCCCCGGGCCGCACCACCCCGCGGTGGTGCGGCGGGTGCGACCGGGACACTCGGCTCGCCGTCGCGAACGACCACGAGGGCCGCGAGTACGTCCGCCGCTGCCCCGCGTGCAACCCGAACCTCGACACCACGCCGTCAGGCACCGGCGCCGCCAAGGAGATCGCGATCACCGCGTCCTCCGTGGACCGCTCGCCGGGCGCCGGCCGCGAGGCTGTCCTCGCCGTCCGGCGCTCGCTGCCTGCCGGTGCCGGCCGCCGCACGACGACGATCGGCACCGTGCTCGACGTCGCCGCCACGCGCGCTACCCAGGACGGTGCCCTGTGAACCCCGGGACCTTCACCACGCTGCGCCGCGAGCTCGCGCCCATGGGCTGGGATGAGATCGTCGCGCTCGTGTCCGACCACGCCCGGGCGCAGAACCTCCGCTGGGACGACGCCGCCCGGCAGCTCGCCGTCGCGGCACGCGAGGACGAGGCATCCTGACGTGGTGACGCCGCCCGCCCGCCCACACGACCTGCCGCCGCTGTGGGACGGGCGGCCGGTGCAGTGGTCGGACTGGACCGACGAGGCCGGCCTCGCGGGCCGCACGACGCTCGTGTTCCACGTCCCGGCCGACCACTGGGCCTGCACGGGGTGCGGGTGGATCCGCGACAGCGAGCTACGCGCCGTCGGCACGCTCATGCCGGGCGCCGGCGTCGCGGACCTGTACCCGCACGTCCGGCTCGTCGTGCGCCGCTGCCCCGGCTGCCACCTGGACGAGGTCACCGACCTCGACACGGGCGAGGTGTGGGACCTCGAGGACACGGACTACACCGCCGCCGGGTCGTGGCCCGACGACGTGCCGGAACAGGGAACGCTGTTCTGATCAGCCCACACCCGCTACCGTGTTGGACCGCACCACTCACAGGAGGAACCATGCAGGAAAACACCACACCGGACGCTGCCACCGTCGAGGGCCACGGGGAGCGCATCGCTGAGAGCGACGGCACCACGACCATCAACATCACCGTGACGCAGGGCGACCCCGAGCTGCAGGCCATGGAGGCGATCCTCGTCATCCTGCAGCTCCAGACCTACGACACCCGGGTACGGATCCTGCGGTACGTCGCGGAGCGCATCGGGATCGGCGCCGAGCTGTGGCGCGATCCGGCGCTGAACATGCCGGAGGCGTCCAACCTCACGACAGCCGAGGTGGCGCAGGTGCTCGCGCAGGCCGACGGCCACGACTGGGCCGTGATGAGCGATGTGCAGCAGTCGCCGTACTACCGCCGCGCCGCCGCGCTGACCGGGTCGAGCTACGCCGTCGTGCGGCTCGACTCGTGAGCGATACCCCCGCGCAGGCCGCCGACCAGCAGCCCGTGGACCTCGACGCACACGGCGCGGCGTCCACGATGGCACCGGGCATCACGTGCGCCGACTGCGGCCGTGCGCGGACCGTGGCCGATGACTACGACTACACCCCGCTGCAGCTCGTGACCGGCCGCGCGCTGGGATGGTTCAACGGCGACGGCGAGCAGATGTGCGGCGAGTGCCTGACCGCGACGATGCGAGGAGAACGACCATGACCACCACCCGTAGGCAGTGGCGCCGGTACAAGCGCCTGCACGAGCGCGGCCGGCAGCTCGCGTCCCAGCGCGAGGACCTGATCGCGTCCGGCGCGAACCCCGCCGAGCTCGCGGTCCCGCTCCGCCCCGTACCGCCGTCCGGCGCCGACCCGCGCCTGGTGAACGACGCCGATCACGCGTGGTTCGTTGCCATGACCTACCTGGAGGGCCTGGCGCAGGCGTGGTGGCTCGTCGCCGCCGCATGCCTCGCCGCGTTCGCCGGCTGCGTGGCAGCTACGGGCGCTGCCCTCGTCGTCTCCCAGGCGCTGACGTGGCACGCCCTGCTGTGCACCGCCATGGCCCTGGCCTGGCTCGCCGGCGCGATGCTGTCCGCCGTGCGCGCCCGGCGCCTTGGTCGCACCCGCCGCACCACCGGCGCCGAGCTCGCGCAGGCCGCCCAGTGACCGACGAGCAGCTCAGCATCGAGTCCGGGGTGATGGAGTCCGGGAAGGCCGCATGCCGGCTGAGCTGGCCCGGCGGCGAGGCGCTCATCGAGCCGGACGTCGCCCTCGCGACGGCCCGCGACCTGCACGCCGCCGCGGCACGCGCCGAGACCGACATCGCCCTGATCGGCGTGCTCCGCAACCGGCTCGGCGCCGACCTGCAGGTGGTGGGCGCCATGCTCCGCGACGTACGGGCCGCGCGCCCACTCGCCGCCGGCAAGGTCGCGCTGCGCATCGAGGCCGTCGCCGGCGCGGGCACCGGCCAGCCGTACGTGCACATCGCCCGCGGCAGCCTGAAGGCGTCCCTGACCCCCGAGGACGCCCGCGAGATGGCCGACCACTGGGTCGAGGCCGCCGTCGGCGCCCAGATCGACGTCCGCCTGCGGTACGTGCTGGGCGAGTACGACGAGCTCACCCCGGACGACGTCAAGAACATCTTCGCCGGCATGCGACGTGCTGCCGGCGCGAACCCCTAACGGAAGGCACCCCATGATCGACTACTTCAAGGACGCGCTCGACCTGGTGAAGCGGGTCCGCACGCGACGCCGCATCGCGCTCGCGTTGCACTGCATCGGCCTGACGGTCACGTTCGCCGCGACGGCCCGTGTCATCGAGACCAGTGCCCCGTGGTGGCTCCTGACCGTCGCGTTCTGGCTCGTCGCCGGGTGGGCCGTTACCACGTTCCAAACACTCATCCGGCTCGACCAGGCCCGCGCCGACGTCGCGAAGCTCGAGGACATGACACGGGCGGCCGACAGCCTGCTGGACACCCTGCGGGCCGTCGGCATGCCGGAGGAGATGCTGCGCAGGTTCACCAGCGCGGCCCCCACGGACACCACGTACGACGACGACACCGACACTCCCGAGCCCGCGCCGGCCACCACGCCGGCCCCCGTCGAGCCGGAGCCGAAGTCGTGAAGCTGACGACCATCTGGACCATCCCCGCGATGACGTTCCGCAACCGCCTGCAGCGCACCGCCGACTGGGCCGACATGAAGGCCGCTACGCTGCTGCCCCGCCGCGTCCGGTACTGGGCCGTCGTCCTCGTCGGCGCCAAGGTCACCACCACGGCACTGCGCGACCGGGACGCCACCGGCGTTCTGTTCATGGAGGTCCTGCAGCACGCCGACGGCCACCCCCGCTCCTGACCACCCGCACACCACCCCGAGAGGCACCACCATGCAGAAGCTCGACACCATCGACACCGACTCGATGCGCACCGACATCCCCGACTTCCGGGCCGGCGACACGGTCCGCGTGAACGTCAAGGTCACCGAGGGCGAACGGACCCGCGTCCAGGCGTTCCAGGGCGTCGTCATCGCGCGGCACGGCCGCGGCGTCGGTGAGACGTTCACCGTCCGCAAGATCAGCTTCGGCGCCGGCGTCGAGCGGAAGTTCCCGCTCCACACGCCGTCGATCGAGTCCATCGAGGTCGTGCGCCGCGGCGTCGTGCGCCGCGCGAAGCTCTACTACCTGCGCGAGCTACGCGGCAAGAAGGCCCGCATCCGCGAGCAGCGCCACCACTGACCACACCACGCACACCACCCCGAGAGGACCACACCACGCATGAGGATCACCCCCCGCACCCGCCGCGCCGCCGCGGCGATCGTCGCCGTCGTCGTCGCCCCGCTCACCGCGCTCGCCGGCTGCGAGGCCGCGGAGTTCAGCATCGATGACGCGAAGGCGCGCTGGCAGGGCCGCGAGGCCACGCTGTACACGTACGACAACAACAGCGGGAACACCACGGCCGTCATCGCCGGCAAGGCGATCTACCCGTTCCACGACCCGAAGCACGACACCTCCGACACCGAGGGCAAAACCGAGAAGGGCGCCTGGGTGTCCGTGTCCGTCGGCAAGGAGGTCGTGGACCTCGTCGGGTCGTCCGCGATGATCTGCGACGACGGCGTGGAGCTGATCGACCGCGAGGACATCGAGATCGCGATCACGTCCACCGAGCCGGGCGTCCCCTGGGTCAACATCCTGCAGCGCAACGTCGAGGACGCGTTCACCGGGCGCTCGCGGCTCGTCGTCGTCAAGACCCAGAACGATGTCCCTGTCGCCGCGTTCACCGCCGACTCCATCAGCACCGTGTCGGGCAACACCGAGATCAAGAACAGCACCTGGTTCAAGGTGCAGGACGGCGACGTGTCCTCCTACTGCTGGGTGTACCGCGTCAACGCGATGGTGGTCCCCACGGCGCTCGTGCCATGACGACCGAGAAGCCGCTGCCCGTCCTGAACATCGACGCCATGGCGCGGCTGCTCGTGCATCACGAGCAGCTCCTGCCCGTGGACAGCGACCCGCCCCAGGCCGGCTACAACGGAGGCACGTCGTGCGGCTGCGGCGCCTTCCTGGGGGAGCTCGACCCGACGATCTACGAACGGCTCGCCCGCCACCAGGCCGAGGTGCTCACTGCCCGGCCTGACGTCTACGTGGTCACCGAGACGTGATGCACGCATAGCTGCAGAACCAGGGGCCCGTTGCACATCACGTGCAGCGGGCCCTCTTGCATGCAACCCGCCGGGTGCACGCCGTCGTGCACCTGCACGTGCACCCCGAGTTGCAAGTGCAAAAGTGCAGGTCGCAGACGTGCATCCGTAACACGCCGTTGCACACCCCCTGCACAACCCCCACATGCATGTGGTAGCGTGCACACACCAGGTCAGGGAACGAGTCCCGACCGCCTGCACAGAGAGGACAGCCCGTGCACACCGACCACACCACCACGCCCGTTGCACCTGCACATCTCGCCACCGACCCCGAGCCGCCCGTGATCCGCCGGCTCCTGATCGCCCTGACCGCGGCCGTGCTGCTCGTCGCCGTCGTCGCGAACGGCGCCGCGTACATCGGCGGCGTCGCGTTCGCCCGCAACGTCATGCAGCTCTCCGAGGTGACGAGCTACGTGTTCGGCGGCGTCATCGAGCTCTCGCTCGCCGTCGTCGCCGCGGCGACGTTCATCGAGGCGTACCGCATGCAGCCGACCGCCCTGTTCCGCACCGCGACCTGGGTCCTGTCGGGCGTCTCCGGCGTGTTCGGCGCCCTGTTCGAGGTCATGGAGTACCTGTCCGGGGACCTCAGCCTGTCGGCCGCCCTGGCGTCCGCCGGGTGGCGCCTGTTCGCCCCGTTCCTCGCCGCCGGGCTGTGGGAGCTGGTGATCCACCTGTTCTGCGGCGGGCGGCACCGCGCCCACCGTGCCGCGGAGCGCCGTCACGGCCTCCTGTACGCGTTCTTCAAGGCGGGCGAGGCCGAGGGCCTGGCGAACGGCACCTGGCTCGCCCCGCTGGCCGCACAGCGGGCACGACGGGCCGCCCGAGCGATCGCGAAGCACGTCCCCCAGGACGAGCGCGACGCCCAGCTCGGCGCCTGGCTCGAGTCAGCCCGCTACGGCGAGGAGGTCCGGGTGTCCGTCGCGACGATCGCTGCACGGACTGCACAGCGGATGCAGGCCGACCTCACCACCGGTGCACCTGCACCTGCACTTGCAGCACCCGTTGCACCTGCACCCGAGGTGCACGTGCAGACCAGTGTGCAGCCGGTTGCACCTGCACCCGAGGTGCACGTGCACGACGGCGTGCAGGCCGTTGCACATGCAACCCAGGTTGCAACGGTGCAGGCCCCGCCTGCACAGCCCGACGTTGTGCAGGACGAGGCGTACGCCGCCCGGGTTGCAGAGGCTGTGCAGCGTGAGGCCGCCGCGATCGTTGCAGACCTGCCCCGCCCGCACGTGCACATTGCACCTGCACAGCGCGCGAGCATCGCGGAGCGCCGCGATGTCGTGCGGGCCTTCCTGCAGAGCAACCGGACTGCAACCGGCGACGCCGTGCACAAAGCGCTCCTCGCCGCCGGGCACGACGTGAAGCTGCGCACCGCGTACAACGACCGGGACGCCGTCCTGGCCGCCATGGCGTGACCTGCACACCACCGACCGAAGGGGACCGACCATGGCCACGAACTGGACGAACGGCAACAGCGGTGCACCGTGCACGGTGCATGTCGTGCACCGCGACGGCGTGCTGCACCTCGTGGTGTGCAACGCCGACGGTTTGCAGACCGGCATGCTCACCACGAGCGACGAGGGCGAGATCTCGCAGTTCGCGGGCGACGTCGTGCGCGAGAGCGGCAAGGCGTACGGATGACCCAACATGCATGTGGTACCCTGGGGGTACGAGGTCAGGGAAACCGTCCCGACCCGGAGCCAAGGAGGCACCACATGTTCGAGGTCAAGGCCGACGGAACCAAGGTCCACATCACCGGCACGACGGCCGCGCAGAGCCCCTGCGCGGACCTCGTCGCCAAGGGGGACCGGATGCGGGTCGTGGGGGAGTACGTGAACGTCCACGACGCGATCCTCAACGCCACCGAGCACGCCAAGTCCCACCGCTACACCGTGTGCCGCCACTGCCTCGCGGCGGCCAAGCGGCTCTGACACCGACGGCGCGGCCCCCACGGGGGCCGCGCCGACCGGCGTATCACCGACCCCCACCCACACCCCCACAACGCCCCCTGCGCGCCCCGTGAGCCCTCCGGGCCCCGGGCCCCTGATACACCCCCGTGAGCCCCGGTATCCCGCGGCTGCGACGCTGATACGGCCCGCTGATGCACTGCTGCTACAGCGGGCCGTATCAGTGCTCGCATCACCCCCGACGCACACCCCCTGGAGCGACCCGTGACCCCCTACTACGCCGACGACCACATCACCCTCCACCACGGCGACGCCGCCACGGTCCTGGCCCAGCTCGAGCCCGCCAGCGTCCAGTGCGTCGTCACCTCCCCGCCGTACTACGGGCTCCGCGACTACGGCGTGGACGGACAACTCGGCTCCGAGGACTCCCCGGCCGCGTTCGTCGCCGGCCTCGTGGACGTGATCCGCGAGGTGCACCGCGTGCTGGCCGACGACGGCACCCTCTGGCTCAACCTCGGAGACAGCTACAGCACCAAGCAGCGCGGCAGCGACAACGGCTGGGACAAGTCCCGGCTCAGCAACCCGGGCCGCGTGCAGAAGATGCAACGGGCCGCGATGCGCCGGCGCGACTTCGACCGCCCCGAGAAGAACCTCCTCGGCATCCCATGGCGGGTCGCGTTCGCCCTGCAGGACGACGGCTGGATCCTGCGCAACGAGATCATCTGGCACAAGACCAACGCCATGCCCGAGTCCGTGACCGACCGGCTCTCCGGCCGCCACGAGCACCTGTTCCTGCTCACCAAGAGCGCGAGCTACGAGTTCGACCTCGACGCGATCCGCGAACCGCAGGACACCCGCGGCGCCCGCCACGAGGGCCGCTCCGGGTACCGCGACGACCACCCCAGCAAGGGCGGCTACGCCACCCGCGCGCTGCACCCCGGCGGACGCAACCCCGGCGACGTGTGGGCCATCCCGACAACGCCGTTCCCCGGGTCCCACTTCGCGACGTTCCCGCTCGAGCTACCCGAGCGGTGCATCCAGGCCGGCTCCGCCGCCGGCGACGTCGTCCTGGACCCGTTCAGCGGCTCCGGCACCACCGGCCTCGCCGCGACCCGCCACGGCCGGCGGTACGTCGGCATCGAGCTCAAGCAGGAGTACCTCGACCTGTCGCTGCGCACCCGGCTCCAGCAGGGCGTTCTGGACCTGCCGTAGCGATGATGGACCACCCGAACACCACCACCAGGAGGACCCATGACACGCGTGTTCTATGACACCGAATTCCTCGAGGACGGGAAGACCATCGAGCTGATCTCCATCGGGCTCGTCACCGACGACGGACAGGCGTACTACGCCGTCAACAGCGACTGCCCGTGGGACCGCATCCTGCGGCACGACTGGCTCGTTCGGAACGTCGTCCCGCACCTGCCCCTCACGCCTGAGTCACAGCCGGCCCTGGAGAGCTACCTGAACAGCCAGACGAACGCGACCCGAACGGCGCTCGCGAGCATCCAGCTCGACCCTGCGCGCACGGCCGTGAAGCCTCACCGGTCGATCGCGAACGAGGTCCGCGACTTCCTGTGGGCCGCGGCGCACACGGGGCAGGGGAACCTCGAGCTGTGGGCCTGGTACGGCGCGTACGACCACGTGGCCCTCGCGCAGCTCTGGGGCCCGATGATCGACCTGCCCGACGGCGTGCCGATGTGGACGAACGACCTGCGCCAGGAGTCGTACCGGCTAGGCAACCCCGAGATGCCGGCCCAGGAGGGCACCGAGCACAACGCCCTGGAGGACGCCCGGTACAACCGCGTCATGGCGCAGTACCTCGACTCGCTCGCCTGACCCCACATGCATGTGGTACTGTTCTCTTGTTCGGCCAGGGAACCAGTCCCGGCCACGACGAAGGGAAAGCCACCATGGCCCCGCACACGAGCATCAAGGTCACCCCGGCCAAGGCCACGGACCGCGCCGCGGTCGTGTTCGTCAAGGAGCTGCTCGACGGCGCCGAGTCGCACGTGGACGCCTGGGGCGTCGAGGGCGTCCGCGCCCTGGTCACCCGGGCCCTGGCCGGTGAGACCGACGGCAGCGAGCCCCTGCGGGCGTCCGTGGCCGACAGCGGCACCGTGAAGGCGTACGACCCGATCACCGACACGTACGTTCGCGTCGGCACCTGGCGCCAGGACGACAACGACGACCAGGACTGACAACCACCGAGCGCCCCGCCCACCCCGGGCGGGGCGTTCCTCGCTCCACAGACCCCACATGCATGTGGTACTGTTCTGTCACGAGGTCAGGGAACGAGTCCCGACCCAGTCACCACGGGAGTCACCATGCAGAACGCCACCGCCACCACCCCCGCCGGTACCGCCGTCCTGGTCAACAGCACCACCGGCAAGCGCCCCGGCGTGTTCGTCCGCCTCAACGACGACGGCACGGCGACCGTGAAGGCGAACGGCCGCGCCCGCAAGGTGAAGGCGTTCAACGTCTACCTCCCCGACGCGACGGACGCCCCGAAGCCCGCCCCGACCGAGCGCGACGTGACGACCGTCAAGGCCGAGCTCGTCCGCCCCGGGCACGTCCTGGTGAACAAGGACGGCCGCCGGTTCCGCGTCACGTCGGTCAGCACCCGCGTGGACCCGCGCACCCTGCGCCTCGACCCGACCCGCCGCACCGCGTTCACGCGCGACTCCGACGGCGTGACCCAGGTGTTCACCCTCAACGTCGGCCGGAACATCCGCGTCGCGAAGTGACCCGCCCGGCCCGGCCCCCACCCCGGGGCCGGGCCCCGCTCCACTCGCCCCACATGCATGTGGTACTGTAGTAACACGAGGTCAGGGGAAACGCCCCGACCCGCACCCGAAGGAGACACCGTGAACACCACCGCCCCGGCCGCCAAGAGCTACTACGAGACCGTTGCCGTGGACTGGGAGGGAATGCCCATCGAGGGAGCCCCCGTCCGCCGCTACGAGACCAGCACGGCCCGCCAGGCGGCCGAGTACGCCGCCCAGGCCACCATGACCCGCACCGAGTGGGCCGTGGTCCGCACGACCGGCAGCGGCGACGACGTGAACGGCGGCATGTGGCGGTTCGCGCCGTCCACCGGTTCGCCCGTCGTGATCCGCGTCCGCCTCATCGAGCCGGGAACCGACCCCGCGCCCGAGCCCGCCGCCGTCGTCGGCCGCCACGAGCCCCTCCACCCGGTCACCCACCCCTACCGGCACGGCGAGGTCGTGGAGTACGTCGGCCCCCGTACCCGCGGCGGCCTGGTGCCCGGCGTCGCCCGCTACCAGCACCTGATGGAGCCCGGCGTCGCCGTCCTGCGCGTGGGGGAGATGTTCCACACGGCCGAGGTCGCGGACCTTCGCCGCCCCGAGGCGAACGTCAGCGTCGAGTTGACCCCGACCGACGTCGCCCGGATCTTCCAGGCCCTGTCCGTGGAGGTCGAGCGCCTCAGCGACTTCCGGGCTGGCGACCCGGACCAGGTCATGCGGCACGCGCTCGAGCTACGGAACAGGTTCGCCGCCCTGCACCCCTGACCAGCACCGCCCCAGCGCGTGGCGTCCGCGGAACCTCCGCGGGCGCCACGCGCACGTTTGTACCCCCCACATGCGTGTGGTAGATTCGTGTCACGAGGTCAGGGAAAACGTCCCGACCCGCAGCCCCCAGGGAGCCACCGTGACCACCACCACGACCACCACCGCCCCGGCCACCACCGACATCGACCTGATCCTCGCGCTCGAGGCGTCGGACGACTTCACCACCGTGCGCGACGGCGACCACCTGGCCGACCTGCTCGGCCTCCAGGTCCCCTCCCCCGACGCCCTCGCCGTCCTCAACGACCCGGCGCTCGCATCCGGCATCGAGCGCGGCATCGTCGCCGCCGGTGTCATCGAGCGCCTGGTGCCCGCCGACGTCCACATCGAGGAGTACACCCTCGGCAACCGCGGCACCCGCGGCGTGTTCCTCCACCAGGACGGCGTCGACCAGATCGGCCTGTTCTTCTTCGCCGCCACCGCCGAGGTCGGCGTCTACATCGAGAGCGACGACCCCGACGAGGAGCACGTCGGCCCGGCGTCCCCCGCCGAGATGTTCGACCTGATCCGTGCGTACTACCGCGCCTGACGCGTTCACCGGCCCGGGACCCGCACACCGCGGTTCCCGGGCGGGGGTGCACGGCAGGACCCACCACGGGAGGACGCATCGACTACAACGACCCGCAGCTACGCGAACGCCTGGAGGCCCGCATGTTCCGCGTGCAGGCCAGCCACGAGGCCGCGATCTTGCTCCGCAACGCGCTCGCCGCGCACGCGCCCGAAGGGCGCCTCTGGACGAACCGACACCCCGGCTCGGACGACTTCCACCTGGAGATCGACCAGGTGGCCGCCGCCCAGCTACTGCAGGCTCTACCCACGACCACCACCACACGAGAGAGGCACACGCCCGTGACCACCACCGCCCAGCAGGAAACCGGCACCACCGACCAGGAGCAGTACGAGCTGCTGGAGGCCGTGGTCGAAGCACTCCGGAGGCTCAAGTGATCTGGTGGCACCGGCTCCGCGGCCACCTCATCCAGCCGTACCGCGCCGTCGTGACCACCCCCACCGACCTCCCCTGGCGGTGGCAGTGCACCTGTGGCCGCACCTGGGGCCCGGACCGGTGATCGAGCCGCTGTCCGTCGGCCTGGCGCTGTTCGCCGTGCTGTACGGCCTGATCGCTGTGTGCCACCAGATCGCCTGGTGGTCGGCGCGCACGCCGCGCAGCGGCTACCTGATCCTGGCGATACTCGGTCTTTACCTGCTCGCACGAACCCTTCCCTGACCACCACCAGCACCACGGAGGAACGATGAGCGACACCACCACCAGCACCACCACCGACGAGCTGACCGAACGGCTCGAAGCCCTGCGTGAGCAGTTCCTGCTCGACGGCGACGACGAGGCCGGCGTCGTGTGCCGCGTCGACGGGTACCCGTCCCCGCTCACGTGCGTGTGCACCCACGGCCACACCCGCCACTCCGGCACCGACGAGGTCCGGTGCATGTCGTACGTCGGGCAGCCCGACTGCGACTGCAGCCACTTCACGCCCGACGCCGCGTCGGTCTCCACGATGTGGATGGCGTTCAGCGCGATCCTGGCCGGCCTCGACGTCGAGAAGCTCACGCTGCTGATCCCCGACGTCCGCGCGTCGCAGTACGTGCGCGACTGGCCCGCCGACGAGCAGGCCGTGTGGGACGAGCACCTGGACGACCACGACGCCGCCCTGGTGGCCGTAGACACCTACCGGCGCCGCAAGGCCGCCACGACGATCCTCGCTTCCCTGGTGGGCGCCTCGTGAACGAGCTCTTCGTGTTCATCGCCGTCATCGCTGGCGCCATGATCCTGTTCAAGCGGGCGAAGTCGTTCCGCGCCGGCCTCACGATCGCGCTCGTCGTGCTGGTGCTGCTCGGCCTCCTAGTCGCCAGCCAGCCCTGACGAGCTACGGGCCCCGATTCCGGAATCCGGAATCGGGGCCCGCTCCACAACCCCACATGCATGTGGTACGGTTGAGTCACACGGCCAGGGAACCAGTCCCGGCCCAGTCCCACGGGAGACACCATGACCACCCAGACCGCCACCCCCGCCGAGGCCCCCGTCACCGAGTGGGAGACGTTCGAGGGCGAGACCTACGGGTACAACGACGCCGGGGCTCGCATCGTGGAGATCAGCGCCAAGGTCCGCCAGACGTCCTGGCAGCTCGCGAGCAACGTGCGCGGCTGGGCCGCGATGAACGACGACGGCGACATCGTCGGCAGCGGCAACGCCGACGGCCTCCGCGCCGCGAAGAAGGAGGCGCTCGCGGCCCTGCGGGTCCACCGCGTGGCCGAGGACGCCTACAAGCCCCGCACCCTGCGCCTGCGCTGACACGACCACGGCGGCACCCCGGTACACCCCGGGGTGCCGCTTCACTCATCCCACATGCATGTGGTACCGTTCTGTCACGAGGTCCGGGAACCCGTCCCGACCGACTAGGCCAGGAGGCCACCATGACCACCACCACCCACACCCGCCAGGCCGCGTTCGACATCGCCGCGGGCCTCCGCCACAACACCGACCTCGCGGCCTCCGCCGCCGAGCACGTCGGCATCTACACCAAGGCGGGCCTGCCGGGTCTGGCCGACCTGTCACGGAAGAACGGCGCGCAGGCCGCCCGTCTGCGCGACCAGTTCACCGCCCAGGCCCGCAAGAGCAGCAACCCGCACCTCGCGGCAGCCCTGCGGCTCTACAAGATCACGCTCTGACCCACCGCGCCGCGAGCGTCGGGCCCACCAGCCCGGCGCTCGCGGCGTTCCTGCACCCACCACCTACACACCAGGGAGGCAGCATGACCACCAGCCCCGAGACCGAGGACGAGCAGACCGCGTCAGCTACCCGGGCACCCGTAGAGGTCCCCGGCGCCGACGGCGACCACGTCCTGGCGAACGTCCTGAACGCCGCGATCGACTGGGACACCGCGAACGCTCGGCTCGCGCACGACGGCAGCATGATCGCGACCGTCGACGCGCTCCGCGCCGGGTACACCCTGCGCGAGAACATCCGCACCTACCGGGAACAGGTGAACGCGTGACCGACGACATCCAGGCCGACGTCATCGTGGGCCCCCAGGGAACGACCATCGTGTACCTCGACGGCGAGCGCGTCCCGTGCGAGCTCGTCTACGGCGGCCTCAAGGGCGGCATCCACCAGTGGGAGATCACGACGACGATCGACCTCGCCCGGCTCGACCACATCCACCTGGACGTGATGCCCGCCAAGAGCAGCATCACGATCCCGATCCGAGAGGAGTGACCGTGGCAACGGTCCAGATCCACTACAAGGACGGCACCAGCGCCCCGTCGTTCGAGACGTACGACCCGAAGGTGATCGCCCGGTACAAGGGATACGAGGACACCGACCCCGCGATCGAACGCGTCGAGGTCACCGACTGACACCCCCGGCAACAGCGAACCCCCCACGCACCTGGTGCGTGGGGGGTTCGCTGTTCAGGCGGGCGTCGGCTCAGAACGTCCCTGCGGCGATCCTAGGCCCCGTCCAGGCCCCGGGCGGCCTGGACGACGTCCGACCGCTTCACGCCCCGTGCGTTGCCGTCAGGGAGCCGCTGCGTGGACACCTTCACGCCGGCGTCCGACATCCGCCGCGACACCTCGTCGCCCTGCAGGCCGTCGTACTCCGCGGGGTCCGCCATCACGAGCAGCTCCGCGAGCTCCTTCGAGCTCGCGTTCCGCCGCGGCGACCCGCCGACCGCCGGCCACACCTCGAGCACGTCGGCCAGGAACGACGACGGGCCGCCGTCGTTCGTGTCCGCGTCCTGCTCGCCCGCCGCCATCCCCGACAGGGTGCCGGCCGTCGTCCGCAGCCCGAGCGCACGAGCTACGACCCGCTCGACGTCGGGCAGGTCCACCTTCGCCATGGCCGCCTTCACCATGTGACCGCCCGCCGTACCGACGTACGCGATGCCCGGGGTATCGATGTCCACCGCGCGGTACGTACGCCCGTGCGCGTCCGACCCGAGGATCAGGTTCGCGTCCGAGATAGTCGTCACGCCGTGCCCCACACGGTGCACGAGCTGGTCCAGGATGCCCGACGGGATCGCGCCCTCCTTCGTGCCCTGCGTCACCAGGTGCACGTGCATCCCGACGGCGCGGCCCGTGCGAACCACGTCCTCCAGCATCGCCGCGATCCGCTTCCCCTCCCGCGACGTGAACGCCCGCTGCGCCTCGTCCACCAGCAGCACCACCGGCGCCATGCCGGCGCTCGCGGCGACCGTGGGCGTCAGCTTCGCCTCCGGCACCTCGGACGCGGGCAGCCGCTCGAGCACGGCCGCGCGACGCCCGATCTCCGACTGCATCCACGCGAGGTCCGCGACGAGCTGCTCGAGGTCGGCCGGCGACGCCCCGGCCCGCAGCGTGTGAGCTACGGGTCCGAACGCCTTGTAGTCCGGGCCTCCCTTGAGGTTGTGGATCAGGATCGTCACGCCCGGGTCGAGCGCTGCGCCCATCAGCAGCAGCCGCGCCGTGTACGACTTGCCCATGCCGGACGCGCCGGCGATGAGGCCGTTCGCCTCGAACAGCGGCACCACCACCTCACGGCCGCGCGCGTCGTACCCGACGGGCACGCCGTCGAAGAACGACCGCGCCTTCCCGCCGGCCCAGGCCCACTCCGGCGCGCCCTTCTCGTCCAGGCGCTTGGCCGCGACGAACAGCTCGAACCGGCCCGGCGACACCCGGGGGAGGGGCTCGATCACGACGCACTCCGCCGGCCGGCCGAGCGCCTGCGCAAACTCCTCGTGCTTCTTCAGCAGCCGCGACACGACGGCGCCTGGCGGGAGGTCCACCACCATCACGTCACCACCACGCGTCGGGGACGACGACACGATCACGGGGCCGGCCATCGCCCCGGACGGGAGCTGCACCGGACCGCACCCGACGATGGCGAGCGCCTCGGTCACGAACGGACGCGACAGCGCGGGGAGCTTGCGACGCTGTGCCGCGGCCTCGCGCGGGGTGCGGGCGCGGGCGGCACGCCACCCGGCGATCGCGAGGGCGAGGTACGCGCTCGAGCACGCGACGGCGGGGACCAGGCCCCACTGCCCCCACTCGATCCAGGCAGCTACGGCGCCGGCGGGCACGATGGCCGCGCCGAGCCGTACGGCACGGCCGCGGGTGCGGGCCGCGCGCAGGCGGGAACGGCCGCGGACGGACCCGGCCGCGGCGAGGTCGGCCTTGTGCTGCTCGTCGTCGTCGTGCTGCGCGATCCAGCGGCCGGTGCCGCGCACGACGCCGGCCAGGCCGCGGAGGGTGTACCAGGGGGATCGCACGACGTGGAACGTCGCGGTCGCGAGGCCGTCTACGGCCCGTGAACCGACCCAGGGGAGAAGTACCCGACGGTCGGCCACCCACGGCGGGATCACGCGTGCACGGGGCTCCAGCGTGCCCGTGGGGGTGGTGTCCGTGTCGGGCACCGCCTGCGTGACGACGAGCTCGCTGCCGGTGGCCGTGGTGTCGTCGTCGGGGCAGGCGTCCTCCCACTCCCAGGTGCCCGCGTCGGTGAGCGTGCCGATGTGCTCGGTGCCGATCGCGTCCACGGCGGAAATCGACCCGTCGGGCCCCATGTACAGGTCGCCCTGGGCCTCTGCGAGCGCGTCCGCGATCTGCAGCAGCTCGTCGCGCTCGGTGGTCTCGGCCCCATCTTGCGTGCCGTCGTTCGGCACCTCATCGTTAGCCATCTGGGGACTTTTCCTTTCTCGCTGTGCGTGCGGGTGGTGGTCTCTTTCCGAAGGGGCAGAGCCCCGGACGTTGCGTGCCACCTGCCGGGTACACGCCCCGTCCGGGGCTCTGGTCTTCGCGGGTGATGCTGGGGCGTCAGAGGCCCTCGGTGAAGAACACGCCGATCGCGGTGAAGATGCCGTTGACCAGCGGGGGCAGGATGCCCGTGACGAGGGCCGTCGAGCCGAGGACCAGGGCGCAGGCCATGAGGATGAACCCCTTGACCTTGCCGGCGGGACCGCGCCAGATCACCAGGGCGCCGAGCACACCGGCGACGACGTACGCGTTCCAGTCCTGGGCGAACACGGTCCCCTGCAGGAAGTTCACGACCCAGGACGTTGCGCCGAGGATCAGGCAGCAGACCGCCAGGATGTAGGACTCGATCTTGCTGATGTGGCCGTCCCACAGGATGAAGACCAGCGCGACTATGCACGTCGCTACGGCCGTAATGTCGTAGAGCATCGTTCCACCTCTCGTGTCAGATCGGTGGCGCCTACAGTGGTAGACGCCTGTCGCCATCAGGCAGTGGCCCCCATGCGATGTCAGTCCGTGGGGGCCGCGCCTTTGTTCAGCTCGTGGGGCTCTTCGGGCGACGCTTCTGCGCCGTGGACTGCCCGCGCTGCGTCTGCACGATGCGCCGGACCTGCTCGGGAGTCAGGCCAGCCCGCTCCCCGATATCCCCGGGCCCGTACCTGTTCGCACGAGCTACCCGGATCGCCATGTTGCGCTCCTCCATGGCCTCTTCCATATCTGCCTTCGCCTCCTCGAACTTCCGGGCCAGGCGGTTGACCTCCGCTAGGTGGTCCATGACGCACCCCTCTCGCTAGTGGTTCATTTCCAAGCCCATGTTCGCACAACACACGTGGATGTGGCAAACTGTGGGGTGTTCGCACGCACACGACCACAGGAGGGCAACGCGCATGGACACGAGCTGGAGGAGCTGGGTGCTCACGATCGGGTCGGCGGCCGTCGCGACGCTGATCGCGACGGGGCACGAGCAGGTCGTGGTGGCCGCCGTCAGCACCGCGGGGGAGTTCGTCGTCTGGGCGTTCACGGCGGACGTCCTGTGACCCGTCGTCGGGTCCGGCTGCACCGCATGTGGGTGAGCACGGACTACAACGCGGAGGAGGACCCGGAGTACGTCGGCGCGTACTCGGGCGCGTTCATGCTGGACGACAACCAGCAGATCGTGGACGTGGACTGGTCGGTACCGGGGGAGGTCTGCGTCACCTACCTCAGCCCCGACGACTACCGAAAGACCGTCGATGGGTAGTCGCACACCACTGCACGGCGGCCTCCTGGTCGCCGTGCTCTGGCTGCTCCTGCAGCTCGCGATCTGGACCGCGTGCCTGCTCGCAACGATGTTCCTGTCCGTCGTGCTCGTGTTCCTCGTCGGCGGCACCCTGGACCCCACAAACTGGAAAGGACACTGATGCCCGACAAGTACCCACCGCCCCACTTCTGGGGGTGTCACGTCGAGGACGCGTCCGCGCCCGCCGGCCCACCGCCCGCGGCGCCGGCGCCGGAGGACTGCTGGCACTGCGGCACCACCACCACCATGAACGAGTGCCCCTGCACGGACTGCCGCGACACGGCCGACGTCGTCGGCGGCACGTACCACTGCGCGACCTGCGGCCGGTGGTGGGGGTACATCACCGTCCACACCATCGAGCTCGAGGTGGAGGAGCTGCCCGGTGGATGACCCGTGCCCCGACTGCGACTTCATCGGCCCCCTGTGGCCCGTCACGCAGCAGTCCACCGACCTGCACCGCGCCTGGCACAACGTCACCCGCGCCGGCACGTACGCGTTCCGCGAGCTCACGGCAGTGTTCGCCCGCGTGGCGGAGGCGTCCCGGAACACCGCCAAGGCGAGCTACGCCCTGGTGCCGTCCCCTGACCCGACCTCCGAGGAGCCCATGAACGAACCAGCCGTGCCCCCCGAGATCTGGCGCGTCGAGCCGCACGACGACGTCACCCTGACCCGCCACGGAGGCATCATCAGCGGGCGCGTGACCGGCGTCGAGCTCGGCGCTCGCGGCACGCACCTGTACCTGTACGGCCGCGGCCTGCCCTACCTCGTCGGCACCGGCCCCGACGACTGGACCCTGACCGAGCACCGCCCCGGCATCCCGACCACGCTGCGTGTCGGCGCCCGCTACCACGTCATGACCGGCAACGAGGTCCACTTCCAGGCGTACTGGTCACCCGTCGACGGGATCCGCGCGAACCACCCCTGGCTCCACCCTGACGGGCAGACCAGGACCCGCCAGGGCGCCGTCGTGCGGGCACGCCTCGCTGACACGGAGGGCGACGACACGTGAAGCGCCCCACCTTCATCTGCGGCGGCGACACCAGGCCCGGCGCTCGCGGCACCGACTGCCCGAACGTCGCGCACGACCACCCGCTGCCCGATGGGTACGTTGACGCGTCCGACGTCGCGCAGCACCGGCTCGCCACCGGGTGGAGCAACCGGCGCTGCCCCGACTGTGACCTGCACGGCTGGTTCCCGCCCGCCGTGCCCGACGACGGAGGAACTGACCAGTGACCACGAGCTACACCGTGCCCGACGACCCGAAGATGCTTCGGGAAACGCTGTGCGTCGCGCAGGGCCTCGTCCTGCGGGCGCCCGACGACGGCCGCAAGCGCGAGCACGGCGACCGCCTGCAGCGCCTGATCAACGAGTGCGACCGCCACCGCCCGCTCGGCGTGGACGGGAAGCACAGCGACCGCCACACGTCCACGTGCGGGTGCGACGATGTGCCGACGTCGGGCCTGACGCCCGCCGAGCTCGCGGACACCGAGCCGCGACGCCCGGGGGAGAAGCCCTGCAGCAACATGTCGTGCCCCCTGCGGTACGCGCACCGCGGCCCGTGCGCCCCGCCCGGCCCCCAGCAGACGTACGGCGCCGAGCTGCTCCTCAACCTCGCGGACGAGGCCCAGAACCTGGCCGACCAAGGCATCGAGCGCCTCCTGAACACGACCCTCGCCCAGATGCTCCGTGTCCGGGCCCGCGTCCTGGTCGCCGTCACGCGCGAGCGGACCTTCCCGTTCGGAGTGATGTGACCACCGACCCGTGCCCGTTCTGCGAGATCTTCGCCGGCCGCGCGCCCGCCGACATCTTCAAGTCGTCGCTCGGCGGCAGCTACCCGATGCTCGTGATCCGTCCGCTCGAGCCCGTCGTCGCGGGGCACCTCCTCGTCATCCCGAGCAAGCACGTCCCCGACTTCGCCGCCGAGCCGCACGTCACCGCGATCACCATGGCGTACGCCGCGCAGGTCGCCGCCGAGTACGGCGACGCGATGAACCTGATCACGTCCCGCGGCGAGGCCGCGACCCAGACCGTGCTCCACCTCCACGTACACCTCGTACCCCGCCACATGGGCGACGGCCTGCCGTTGCCCTGGACACCCCAGAAGGACCGACCATGACCGCACCCGTCACCAACGCCGCCGCGCTGCTCGTCCAGCACCCCAGCATCCCCGCCTACCCGGCCGACTCGACGCCGACGAGCTACCGGTGCCCCGCCTGCCCCGACGTCGTCATCGCCGGCCCCAACAGCCCCTCCCACGCCCGCCACCAGGCCGAGGCGCTCGCGGAGGCAGGCATGCTGAAGAAGCCGTTCGACCTCACCCGCGTGGAGGTGGACCAGAGGCTCGGGTACCCGCCGCACGTCCGCATCGACCAGGCCGGGGTACCGCTCGTGAACGGGTACGTCATGCCCGACGCCGGCATCGCGTCGATCGAGCGCCACCACCTCGGCCGGCACGAACGGTCCACCCCCACACCACCCGAGCACTACCCGGACCGGCCGCTCGAGGAACGCCTGGAGGCGCTCGCTGCCGACCTCGAGCGCGAGGCGCCGTTCACCGCGCAGATCCTGCGCAACTTCGCCGCCGACGCCGCCCAGCTACGTGCGGCCGGCCCCGTCTACGACGTGGACGAGATCTCGGCCGGGTGGCCCGCCGTCGTCCGCGAGTATGCCGCCCGCGAGGCCCGGGTCCGTGGCGTCACGGCTGACCTGATGCTGGAGTCGCACCCCGCGGGGGTGGCCGACGTCGTCCAGAGCATCGTCGGCCGGCTCTACGTGGCGCTCGGACCGATCCAAGCGGGGGAGAAGCAGTGAGCTCGTACGACCCGAAGGCCGAGTACGCCCTGCTCGAGCTGTGCCACTTCCTCACGTACCGCCTGGACGAAACGCACGCCCTGCAGCAGGGGACTAGTCCAGCACCGTGGCGGTACTCCGACGTGGACTCCATCCCCGGCGGTGCGCTGTACGACCCGGACCGGTCGATCGCGCACATGCACTACGAGACACCGACCGAGAACGACGGCAGCATCGTGCGCCTGCTGCCGGTGCACGAGGCCGACGCGAACGGCCACTTCATCGCCGCGCACGACCCCGCCGCGGCGGACCGTGACATCAAGGCCAAGCGCCGCATCGTCGCGAACATGCGGACCGCGATCGACCACGCCTGGCAGGTCGAACCTGATGCCCGGGTCACGATCCTCCACCTGGTATCGCGGACGCTGCGGCACCTGGCACACCTGTACGACACGCACCCCGACTACCAGCAGGAGTGGCGGCTATGGAGCGAGTGACGCGCCTGTTCCACGGCGGATTTCCCGGGCTGCGGCCGGGCGACCTGATCGAGCCGGGTCACGAACGGAAGGTGCACGAGGGCTGTGACTGGTGCGCCGCACGCGCCGAGCTGCCGCCCGGGGAGGACGGCCTGCCGCTGCTCGCCGGCGCCGTCTACCTCACCCCCGAACGCCTGTACGCCCTCCACTACGCGTCGCTGTACGGGCGCGGCGACCTGTACCGCGTCGAGCCGGTGGGGGAGCTGCAGCGCTCCACGGAAGACACCGTCGAGACGTGGACCGCGCCGGCCGCCCGCGTCGTCGCCGTCCTGGATCGCGCCGTGCTGCTGACCCGGAGCGAGCTCCGGCGCCTGTACCGGATCTGGGGCAAGGCCGACGAGCAGCACCTCGCGACGTTCGCCGCGAAGCTCGCCGCCGACGAGAAGGAGGCGAACGCGTGAAGCGCCGCATCATGCGCCGTCGTGCACGTCACGAGGTCGTGGTCGAGGTGCACGCTGCCGACGACGGCACCCTCTCGGCCGACTGGGCGAAGTCGATACCGCGGCCGCCGCTGCCCTACGCGCAACGCCCTCTGCGGTGCGTGTTCGGGCGGCACCTGCGGATCACCGTGTGGGACAAGGGCCTGCACGAGCCGGTGTTGTTTCCCGCCGGGTGGGTGGTGCGGTGCCGGCGCTGCGGGAAGCTGCTCGGGTGACCCCGCACTGACCTGCCGCAACGCACGTATCGATGCATTTCGATTCGTACTAGCGATTGGGGCGTTTCCGTTCGATAATGGGAGCACCCGGACGACTAGACAGCGATAGGAGGCAACGACGATGCGGACCACCCAGTACGCGCCCCTCGCGCCCTGCCCCCACGGCGAGCGCACCGACCGCACCACGACCGATGGCCGGCCGCTGTGCCCGATGTGCCGCCGCACCGAAGCCCGCCGGCCCACGATCGACCCGAACACGCCCGACTGGATGGCGCTCGCTGCAGGCGACGACACCCTGGACGACGACGAGCTACGCGCCCCGGTGGTCGAGCCGGCGCCGGACACCGCGGCGATCCTGCTCGGGTCTCTGTTCGCGCAGGACGCGGGCAACCGGATCGAGGCGATGCTTCAGCGGTGGACCGCCGCCGAGCCGGAGGGCATGCTGTTCTAGCCTGACAAGCGCATCAACGCCCCGCACGCGACAAGCGTGTGGGGCGTTGGCGTGTCACCGTGGCGCCGTGATCCTCACCATCGACACCACGCTGCCCCTGAACGACACCGACCGGCTGCTGCTGCGCACCCTGCTCGACGGCGTCACCACCACCACAGGACGCGGCCACACACCACCGCCGACACCGCGCGGCCGGCCGGCGGCCGACATCGGCGCCGTCGTCGCCGCAACGGCCGGCCGCGGCGCCGGGCTACCAGCGTCCGCACGCGGCCCCGTGGCGTCCCAGCCAGGGGTCACGTTTACCGAGTCCACCAGCGAGGACGAGGACCCTGCTGGGTAGCATGCGCGGTATGCCGCACCGTCAGGATGCTCCCGATGTCGTGATCCCCTGCCGTGCCGGAGACAACCGCGAGCTACGGTTCGCGCTGCGCTCGATCGAACGAAATTTCGACTACCGGCACGTGTGGATCGTCGGGTCCTGGCCGCGGTGGGTGAACACCGAACACCCGCACCTCACCACCGTGCAGCGCCCCACCCTCATGATGAAATACGCCACCACCAGGGCGCACTACCGCTGGGCGTGCGAGTCCCCGGACGTGTCCGATCCGTGGGTGCTGTGGAATGACGACTTCTACTGCCTGCAGCCCGTGCACGAGCTACCCGCGATCCACCGCGGCGAGTCGAGCAAGGTGACACCGCTGTTCGCGTCGTGGACGTCGAAGTGGGCCGTCGGCCTGCGCGAGACCGAGAAGCTCCTGCAGCAGCTCCTGCCCGGCGTGAAGCTGTACAACTACGACATCCACACGCCGCTCACCGTGCACAAGACCACGATGCTCCGGTCCCTCGACCTCGCGGAGAAGATGCGCGCGTCGGCGCCGCACGTCCGCACCCTGTACGGCAACCTGCAGGGGCTACGCGGCAAGCAGATGCGCGACCCGAAGATCTACGTCGCGAACCGCGGCGGCCCGCCGTCCCGGGCGTGGCTCTCGTCGCAGGAGGGCACGTTCCGGCAGGCCGTCGAGCCGCACCTGCTGCGCGCCGGCCTGAGCGGACCGAGCCGGTTCGAGATCCCCGGCATCCTCGACCGCGCCGGCATGCGGGCCCCCGCGCCGGCCATGCCCAACCCCCGTGCAGAGCGGAAGCGCCGCGCACGGTACCGGGTGCTCAAGACCGAGAACGGTAACCGCGTCGTCCCCGAGACGTCGCTGCAGCGCGTGCCCGGCACGACACCCCAGCAACAGCGCATCGCGGCCACCGCGGCGCACGTCCAACAAGCCAGAAAGGCGAAGACAAAATGCCTCTCGTGTGGGCAGTAGTGATCGGCCTCGCAGCGTTCCGGATCTACCGGATCGCGGGCGTGGACTCCATCACCGAACCGATCCACGGGCGCCTGAACGCCTCGAACCACCCCGTAGCTCAGTGGGTGTCCGAGCTCGTCGGGTGCCCGTGGTGCATCGGGTTCTGGGCGTCCGTCGCCCTGACCTTCGCGCTCTGGCGCGCCGGCCGCTGCACACGCCGCGAGGCCGTCGCGATCGCGCTCGCCGCCTCGACCGTGTGCGGTGTGACAGCGTCCGTCGACCAGCGGCTGCACGCGTGACCCCATGAAGGGCCGCACCCCATGAACGACCACAACCAGAGCAACCGCGGCAAGAAGGCCATCTGCGGGAAGAAGACCCGGGCCGGCACCCCCTGCCAGAAGTCCCCGATCAAGGGGGGCACGGTCTGCCGGCTGCACGGCGGGTCCGCGCCCCAGGTCAAGCGCGCCGCGAAGCTCCGACTCCTCGAGCTCGTGGACCCCGCGATCGCGACGCTGGCGCGCATCATGGCGACCAGCGACAACGAGGCCCTGCGCCTCAAGGCCGCCGACAGCATCCTCGACCGCGGCGGGCTCCCGAAGGGCGCCCAGGTCACCGTGGACGACGCGCGGTCGGTCCTGATCGAGAAGCTCATCGCGTACCGCGACAACCCCGACGAGGAGATCTGATGGCGAAGAAGGCGACCCCCACCACCACGCCCGACGACGGCGTGGAGCGCCGCATCGAGTACCGGCTGCTGGACGACCTCACGGCGAACCCCGCCAACCCGAAGGACCACGCCGTCGACGTGATCGACGCGTCCATGGAGCGGTTCGGGTACATCGACGGCGCCGTGATCGATGAACGCACCGGGTACATCGTGTCCGGGCACGGCCGCACCAAGACCCTCCGCGCGAAGCGGGACCGCGGCGAGGCCCCCCCCGAGGGCGTGCGGGTGGACGACCAGGGCCGCTGGCTCGTGCCCGTGCAGGTCGGGTGGGCGTCCCGCGACGACGCGGAGGCCACCGCGGCGCTGATCGGCCTCAACCGCACCACCGAGCTCGGCGGGTGGGTGGACGAGTCCCTCCTGGAGCTGCTCGACGGGCTCTCCGACCGCGGGAACGACATGGCGGCGCTCGCCGGCGTCGGGTACGGCAAGGACGACATGGACGAGCTGCGCGCCCTCCTGCAGGGCGCGGACGACGACGGCGGCGACCCGTGGTCGGACCGCAACTTCCAGGACCGGCCCGCCGGCGGCGACGTCGAGCACGGGCAGATCTGGCGCGTCGGTGACCACCTGCTCGCGTGCGGCGACTCCCGCGACCCCGACGTGTGGCAGCGGATGCTCGGCGGCCGTACGGCCGACCTGGTCTTCGCGGACCCGCCGTACGGCATCGACTACAGCGGCGGCGCCGGCGTCGAGCGGGAGGTCCTGGAGGGCGACGGCAGCATCGAGGAGGCCACGCAGCTACTCGGTGACGTGCTCGACACCCTCGGGGAGCACGCTGTGCGCCCAGGAGCGTCCCTGTACGTGTCCCTGGGGCAGGGTGACGTGTTCCCGCCCATGGCGACCGTGCTCGCCAGCAGGGGCCTGTACCGGTGGATGCTCGTGTGGGTGAAGGACACCGCGACGTTCGGCCGCGCGGACTACCACCAGCGGCACGAACCGATCGTGTATGGGTGGTGGACCGGCGGCCCGCACCACCCGGTCACCGACCGCACCCAGTCCAGCGTGTGGGAGATCCCGCGGCCGAAGGACAGCGACATCCACCCGACGTCGAAGCCCGTCGAGCTCGTGACCCGCGCCGTCCTCAACTCGAGCGACCCGGGCGACATCGTCCTGGACCCGTTCGCCGGGTCCGCGTCGACGCTCGTCGCCGCGCACCGGGCCGGCCGCATCGGCGTCGGGTGCGAGTGGGAGCCGGGGTACGTCGCAGCGTCCCTGGAACGCCTCGCCGCCGAGACACGTGAGACACCCGTCCTCCTGGCGGAATGACGAGCCTCGGGGACATCGCCGGCCTGCTGCGCGGCATGTCCGATGACGAGGTCGCCGCCCTCGTCCACTCCCTACCCGACAGCGCGATCCGGCCCCTGGGGGAGGCCGTCAGCCGTAGCGGCAACGGACCGCGCATGAGCCTGCCCGAGCTAGCGCGCGACGTCGTGGGCCCGGAGTACATCGCACGGCGACACACCGACGTCCTCATGGACGCGCTCACGCGCGCCGTCGAGCGGGCCGACCGCGGCGAGGACACGAAGCTGATCATCAGCATGCCCCCGGGCTCGGGTAAGTCGATGACGGCGTCCGTCGTGTTCCCGCTGTGGCTGCTGCTCAACCGCCCCGACTGGCAGATCGGCCTCGTGTCCGCGGAGGCGTCGCTCGCCACGTAGTTCTCCGGCGACGTGCAGCGCGAGTACGACGGCCGAGCTACGCGCCCGCGCCGCGGCGGCGTCACCGACTGGACGATCGACGGACCCGAGCGCGGCGGGATCATCGCCCGCGGCATCAAGGGCTCCATGTCCGGCCGGCGCCTACGCGTCGCGATCATCGATGACCCGATCCGCAACATGGAGGACGCCTACAGCCAGAAGATCCGCGACACCGCGTGGTCCGTGTGGCAGTCCGTCATCAAGCCCCGCATGCGGCCCGGGTCGATCATCCTGTCGATCGCGACCAGGTGGCACGACGACGACCTCAACGGCCGGCTGCTGGCCGAGGACGACTGGGAGCAGATCGTCATCCCCGCGATCGCGGAGGCCGACGACCAGCTCGGCCGCGACCTCGGGGAACCGCTGCTGTCCGTGCAGCAGGAGGAGTCGCTCGAGGAAGCCCTCGCCCGGTGGGACGCGATCAAGGTCAGCGTCGGCACGGCGATCTTCAACGCGCTGTACCAGCAGCACCCCGGCGAGCTCGACGGGTCGGTGTTCAAGCTCGACTGGTGGCGGTTCTACACCGACGCCGAGCTGCCGCCGGCCGACCAGGTCATCACCGCGTGGGACCTCACCTTCGGGACCGGCACGACGACGGGATCCCGGTCCACGACGAGCGCGCAACGGCCCGGCTCACCGACGGGCGACTACTGCGTGGGGCAGGCGTGGCAGCGGTCCGGGAATCAGTACTACCTGCTCGACCAGATCCGGTTCCGTGGCACGTTCACCGTGCAGCTCGCGCAGATGCGGACGTTCATCGGCCGGTACCCGCAGGCGATCGCGCACGTCGTGGAGCAGGCCGCGAACGGCGCCGCGGCGATCGAGACGTTGCAGAAGGAGCTCGACGGGATCGTGCCCGTCCCGCCGACCGGGTCGAAGCTGATCCGGGTGCAGTCCGTGTCGCCGCTCGTGGAGGCGCACCAGGTGCACCTGCCGTCCGGGCGGGCGTGGCTGGACGACTTCCTCGTGGAGTGCACGGCGTTCCCGACGGCGCCGCACGACGACATCCCGGACACGCTCGCGCACGCCCTGCGCCGTATGCGGCGCTCCGACGTCGGGGAGACGAACGTGGACACCGAGCGAGCTACGCGCCCGCTGCCGGGACACTGGTAGCGTCGATGGTCACGGCCTAGCGGCCTCCGGATTTCGTGGCTTACCGGACACCCCAAACCACGACAGGGCGGGTTCGTCTACGCGGCCCGTCGTGGGGCCCCGCGCAGCAGCGCGGGGCCCCCAGCCCTGTCCGCGATCATGGGGCCCATGCGCACCTACTGGGACCCCACCACCAAGAACTTCGGCGACACGCTGACGCCCGTGATCCTCCGGCACCTCGGGTTCGACCTCGAGCGCGTGTCCCGCGACGAGCGGGGCAAGGTGCTCGCCGTCGGGTCGGTGATGAACGCGCTACGCCCGGGCGACGTCGTGTGGGGGACAGGGGTGCAGCACGATCGGCGGTTCGCGACGAAGGGCACGACGTTCCTCGCCGTGCGGGGCCCGCTCACCAGGTCGTGCATCGACGGAGCTACGGTCCCGCAGGTGTACGGCGACCCGGCTCTGCTGCTGCCCGAGGTGTACGACCCGCCGGTGGAGCGCACGCACCGGGTCGGGATCATGCCGCACTTCGTGGACGTCACGCCGGCGCGCTCGAGGTACCCGGATGCGTTGTTCATCGACGTGCTCGGCGGGTGGCGTCGCGTGGTCCGCCAGATGAAAGCATGCGAACGCATCATCACGACGTCGCTGCACGGGGTGATCGCGGCGGACGCGTACGGGATCCCCGTGACGTGGCACGGGTCGTACACCGACGGCCTGGTGTCCGCGAACCTGAAGTTCCAGGACCACTTCCTCGGCACCGGCCGGCCGTGTCTGACCCCGGGGCCGGTGCCCCCGCTGGACCGCGACACGTGGCGCCACCTGTGCGACCAGCTCAAGCGGGCTGCAACATCTCTGCCGACGTAGCATCCCGATATGCGCTCACGCCCGATAGGTACCAAGTCCACCCTCACCCCGTCGGCCGACCGATCACGGACCCGTGCACGCACCGGGAACAAGCCCGTGAACGGCCCCGCCGACCTCTACCCGGTAGACGTCCGGTACGACGGCGGCGGGCGCCGGGGCGGCGACCTGTGGCGGTGGTCGCGGCTGATCATCACCGCGGACGCCCTGTACGTCGCCCGGTCCACCGACCGCGGCCGGACGGTCACCAGCGTCACGAAGTACCCGCTGCCGACGGGGGACCGGGTCCAGTCCGGTGCGAAGCGCGGCTCGTGGGGGCCCTTCTCCTGGTCCGGGTGTGGGTGCGCGAACCAGTGGGGACGGCACACCACAGCGCAGATCGTGGCCATCGGTGACGGAACCCCGGAAGCCTAGGATTCGCCCATGGGACTGTTCTCGAAGGATGAGCCACTGACGGCTGCGACCGTCCGATCGTTCGACCGCATCCCTGACCGGCCCGTGATGGACGCCTTGCGCGAAGGTGACCTCTGGCGGATCTACCGGTGCGTGCCCGAGGTGCACTACGCGGTCAACCAGCAGGCCCGGCTCGTCGGCCGGCTCGACTGGCGGGTGGAGGGCGACGGCGAAGAGCTGCCCGAGGGCGACGAGCTGATGCGCCAGGCGTTCGGCGCCGACCTACGCTCCCTGTCCGTCATGGCCGCGATCCACCTGCAGGTGGTCGGCCGGTACTTCCTGGTCCGCACGGGCGGCAAGTGGAAGATCCTCAACTCCCCGATCAGCACCGTGCAGCGCGACGAGGCGATCGCCGCCGACGTGCTCGTGGAGGTCATGATCGAGGACCCGGCGATCCCGGGTCGTGCTGACTCCGCGGTGGCCTCGGTGCGTGACATCGCGACCGAGCTGATCCTGACCCGGGCACAGGCGCGAGCTACGGCCCGCTCCCGGACCGCGCAGACGATGCTGCTGCTGTACCCGAAGGAGGGCGCCGGCCCCAACCCGAAGAAGTTCGAGGACGACTTCGCGAAGGTCGTCACCGCGCCGCTCGCGGACGAGAAGGCCGAGTCGGTTGCCGTGCCGAACATGGTGGGGTGGCCCGCCGAGTACATCCAGCACTGGAAGACCCTCGACCTCACCGGCCCGCTGGACGAGAAGCTGCACGACCGGATCGATCGCCTGATCCGGCAGCTCGCGATCGGCCTCGACATGGCGCCGTCCGTGCTCCTCGGCCTCGAGGACTCCAACCAGTGGTCGGCGTACGCGTCGCTCGAGGACAACTGGCTCGGACACGTCGAACCGCTCGCCGCCCCGGTCGGCCAGGGGTACGCGGAGGGCATCACCAAGGCGGCCAGGATCGACCGGGACCGCGTCGAGGTAGTTCCGGACCCCGGGCCGCTGCTGCGCCGTCGTCCGCCAACCTCCGACGTCATCCAGGCCGCGGTCGCCGGCATCGTGCAGACGTGGTGGGCCGCCGAGCAGCTCGGCGCACCGGAGGACGCGTGGGGCGACGGCATCCAGCAGCCCACCGAAGGCGCCGACGTGCCGGCCGAGGGCGACGCCGAGCCGGAACCGGTCGAGGCCGACGACACCCGGCAGATCGCCGCGGAGCCGTCCCAGCCGCAGGCCGCCGCGACACCGACGATCGACGGCGCGCGCCTGGCCGACATCGACGAGCAGGCGTACACGTCGCTGGAGGACCTGATCCTCGACGTCGCGGAGCGGGCCCTGGAGAAGCTCGGCGCGAAGATCCGCAGCATCGCCCAGGGCCGCAACTTCGACCTGCCGGCCGACGTCCCGAACGCCGACCTCGCACGCCTGTACACGGGCGACATCCCGAACATGGACGCCACGATCGCGGGCGTCGCGCAGGCCGCTATCGAGAAGGTGACCCGCGTGATCCAGCGGGCCCACGGGCGTCTACGCGCCATGGGCATCGAGGTCCCGCCCGAGCCGGAGGAGGAGGGCCTCACCGCCGCGCAGGCCGCGTTCGTGACCGCCGTAGCTGCGACCGTCGCCGTCCAGCAGGAAGGCGGCACCGGGATCTCGGAGGCGTGGCAGGCGGCCCGCGAGGTCGCGACGATCGCCGGCGGGGGTGAGGCGTCGGATTTTACGCAGGCCGCTAGCGGGATCGCGCTAGCGGCTGCCACGATGGCGATCATCCGACGCGACTACGGGCTCGCCGCCCCGGTCGGCCCCAACTCCCACCGGTGGCTCCACCTCTACCAGGGCCCCGACCCGCACCCCGTGCACCTGTCGCTCAAGGATGCGCTGTTCGACGGGGTGAGCGTGTTCGCCGGCGGGTTCGTCGCCTTCCCGGGTGACCACGCCGGCTGCCAGTGCATCGCCGTGCCCGCCCGGCTGATCAACGTACGTACCGGGTGGTCCCAGCTACAGCCCGCCGTGACCGCACAGACCTGAGGAGAGACCAATGGACGCCGTTGCCCGTATCCGTGCCGCGAAGCTCATCGAGCGTGTGCAGGAGCAGCGTGCCGCCGTGACCGCGGCCCCGTCGTCGGCCGGGGGAGCGGTCACGATCGAGCCGACGACGGAGCCGTGTGCGGAGTGCGAGGACGAGGCCGAGGTCCTGGTCTCGCCCGATCGCGCGGTGGCCGACGAACCGATCACCGCGGCGGCGACGATGGTCCGGTCCGCGATCGTGTACCCGTCGGACCACTTCGAGAAGTGGGACGCGGACACCAAGGAGCAGACGCCGCTCACGTTCGCGCCGGACGGCCGGATCTACGGTCACGTTGCCGGGTCGGGCTGCTACAAGAACGGCGACATGACGTCGTGCAAGCGGTACACGCCCGACCCGGACCCGAAGCTGCGCAACTTCCACACGTGGACGACGACGCTGGACGACGGCCGCGTGATCCGCACCGGTGCGCTCACCGCGCAGGCCCTGCACGCCGATGTCCGCCAGCCCCTGCAGGCGGCCCGTGCGTACCACGAGGACACGTCCACGGTCGTAGCTCGCGTGATCGCGTGGGAGGACGCCCGCGGGCGCCTGGCCGTGTCCGGGTCGGTCGTGCCCGGGCTGCCTGACACCGTGCTGGGGAAGGTGGCGGGCGCGCCGGTGTCGATCGAGCAGTGGCCCACCATGGAGACTGGGGGACGAAACACCCTGACGGCCGCCCACCTGGTGGTCGATCCGGCATGGCCCGTCGTGTGACAAGGAGCAACATGGAAGACAACACCAGCATCGGTCGCGAGGAGATCGAGAACCGGTTCGGGTTCCACAAGGCCACGATCGAGGGGCCGAACGCGACCACCGCCGTGCACCGCGACATCCGCCGGCTGTTCGTGGAGCTCGCGGTGCAGCTCGACGCGCTGCTGCCGCACGGCCGCGGCAAGGCGTACGCGTTCACGATGCTGCAGACCGCGGCCATGTGGATGCACTTCTCCGTGGCGGAGCAGGCCCCGGTCGTAGACGAGTGAAGCTCGCCGTCGTCGTCCAGGGTTTCGGGTACGGCCGCGGGCGGGCAACAACGATGGTCGAGCTCGTCAAGCCCCTCGCCGCCGTCGGGCACACCGTGGACGTGTTCGTTACCGCGGTCGCGCCGCAGGACGCCGTCCTCGACGGCGTGAAGGTCCGGCGGTTCCGTGAGCTCGACCCCCGCACGCGGTACGACCTCGCGATCTACAACTCCGGGCTGCCCGGCAACGCCCTCGACACCGTGCGCCGCGTCGGCACCCGGAAGCTGATGTGCCAGCACAGCTACCAGGCCGACGACCCGGGCCTGCGGTTCGCTGACGCCGTGTGGTTCCCCTCCCGGGTCGCGATGGACCGCCACCGGCGGCTCGCCGCGCACCGGTTCGTGGTGCCCCCGCCGATCGACCCGGACCGGTACCGCACGACGCCCGGGACGCGCATCAGCCTGTCGCTGTCGTCGCCGTGGAAGGGCGGCTCGCTCGTCTCGACCATGGCCCGCGCGATGCCGGCGTACCGGTTCCTCGTCGTGAAGGACGGCCGCGGCAACGGCGTGCACCTGTTCAACGGGCTGCGCAACGTCGAGCTCGTGGACTTCCTCGAGCCCCGCGACTTCTACGCCCAGACCAGGGTGCAGCTCTTCCCGTCACGGTCCGAGACGTACGGGCGCGTCGGTGTCGAGGGTGCCGTGTCCGGCATCCCGCTCGTCGCGTCGAAGGACCCCGGCATCCGGGAGGCGATGGGCGGGCACGGGATCTTCCTCGACCGCGAGAACCACACGGCCTGGGTGCGGACCGTGACCCGGCTCATGGACGACCGCGCGTCGTGGTCCCGCGCCTCGCGTGACGTCCAGGAGCGCGGCGACGCCGTGAGCTACGCAGCCGACCAGGCCGCGTTCGTGGCCGAGGTCGAAGCCCTGGGTGCCCGGGACTAGCCTCGTGGACAGGGGCCGTGCCAGCGTCGGTGGGACGCGGGCACGGCCCTTCCATCACCCCTGGTCAGGGCGTCATACTCCTGCAATGGCGACAGCACCAGTACACACCTGCACAGAGATAGTCCGGAGAGCCGAGCTCGCGCACGACGCCGGCCGGTACATCGCGTACGGCGCGCTGCGGCACGTCGCGTTCGTCGTGCTCGAGGAGATCCTGCACGAGACCGCGGCTCCGGAGATCACGCTCACGCTCACCGTGCGCCGCGAGGACTTCCTCGACGGCCGCCGCGTGTTCAGCGCCCACGGCCACCTGCAGGCCGCCCATGCATAACGCCGTGTGCGGGCTGTGCGGCGGCCACGGGTGGCACTGGGCGATGCGCGCCGGCGTGGTGACCCGCCGCCGGCCACACCGGAAGGTGTCCGTGCGCGCCCAGCAGCGGTGCGAAGGGTGCACCGGCCGCGGCACCATCCCCACCCCGGACCATGACCTGGCCGGGCGACGACTACCGGCGCTGTGACGCCGGTGGAAACACCCCCCGACCCTGGAGGACCTCATGGCCCAACAGCAGCAACGCATCATCCAGCGCCCCGAGTGGGGTGCACGACACGAAGACGGGTTCGGCCCCCGGCCCGTCGGCGCCCTGCAGGTGTACGTGCACCACAGCGTGACGATCGCCCCGGACCTGATCCCGCCGTTCACCGACGACTACGCCGCGGTGCGCACGCTGGAGGCCATCGGTGAGAGCCGGTTCGGGAAGGGCATCAGCTACCAGTTCCCGATCACGCCCGCCGGGCTGGTCTTCGAGGGCGTGTCCGTCGACCGCGTCGGCGCCGCGATCTCGAAGTACAACACCCCGACGGCGAACATCGTCTGGGTCGGGAACTACGACGTGAACAAGCCCCCGCGCCCCATGCTCGAGGCGACCGACTGGCTGCTGCACCACGGCGTCACGAAGGGCTGGTGGCGATCGCCACGGGTGGCCGGCGGACACCGCGACGCACCCAACTCCGCGACGGCGTGCCCGGGCCGTCACGCGTACGCGCTGCTGGACGACCTGAACCGCGGGGCGTACCACGCCGACGGGCCCGTGTTCGTGGACAACCCGATCACGCCGCCGTCGTCGCCGTCGGTCCCGACGAGGCTCGCCGTGGACGGCCGCTGGGGCTCCGCGACGACCCGCAAGGCGCAGAAGGTCATCGGAACCACGGTGGACGGCCTCGTGTCGTCGCAGTCCCGTGCGTGGAACGGCCCCAACCCTGGCCTGACCACGGGCTGGCAGTGGGTGTCCCCGGGCGACGCCCGCGGGTCACGGTTCATCGTCGCCCACCAGCGGCTGCTCGCCGGCCGCAAGCGCTACACCGGCGACATCGACGGCCTCGCCGGCCCGCAGTACTTCCGCGCCCTGCAGCGCGACCTCCGCATGGACGTGGTAGACGGGGAGATCTGGAACCCCTCGGACACGGTCCGCGCCCTGCAGCGCCGACTCAACGAGGGGAGGATCTGACGTGACGACGACACAGGAGTTCGGCATGCAAGTACGTGGAGCGATCGCAGACGTGGTCGAGCTCATCCCGCAGCGCATGCGGTTCGTGCTGTACATCCTCGCCGTGTGCCTCGCGGTCGCGGCGCTCGCGGCGCAGCGCGTCGTCGCGATCTGGTGGCCCGAGTACCGGGAGCAGGTCGATGCGACCGTCGCGGAGATCCTGCCGTGGGTGCTGTTCGTGATCGGTGTGCTCGGCACCGCGTACACGCCGACCCAGCCGAACTACGGGCTGCTGCCCCCGATGGAGCCGGGGCCGTACGAGGTCGCGCAGGCGCAGGCCACGCAGGCGCAGACCGTCGCGACCCTGATGGCGAACGGGTGGACCAAGGAGGAGGCGTCGGTGGCCGTCACGCAGCAGACGTTGCTGCCGGCGGGGGAGAGCCCCGGGTTCGTGGTGGCGCCGCGGACGCCGTCGGCGCCGTAGCTCGTTCGGTGGCTCTCACCCCACGGGGTGGGAGCCACCGCCACATTCTGACATAACGGTTATTAACGGTAATACCCGACCACACCGGAGAGCACCCGTGGAGCGAGTCCTACGTTGGGAAGTCCCCGTCGATGACGAGTGGCACGACATCGGCGCCGGCCGCGTCGTGCACGTCGCGGCCCGCAGCTACCGGAAGCGGCCCGGGGACCTGGTCGAGGTCTGGACACTCGAGGTGGACTACGCCGGCGACGGCAGCACGGCCGACCTCGCGATGCGGCCCGTGACCGTGATCGGTACCGGCCACCCCGCACCCAGCCCCGCCTGGTACATCGGCACCGCGATTGTTCCCGCGTTCGTCGTCCACGAGACTGGGCAGAGCCGCCACCCCTTGGACGTCGAATCCGCGGCCGGCCTGGTGTGGCACGTGTTCGGGAGGAAGCCATGACCGACGACACCACCTGGGACCGGCTCCGCGAGCTACTCGCGCTCGAGGAGCCCAACACCGCGGCGACCCAGCAGCTCAAGGCGTACTGGAAGACCGGCGAGGGCGCCGCCCGGATCCGCTGGGGCACCGAGGGTGACCTGACCCGGTGCCACCGCCTGGTGACGCAGGAGGCCGGCGCGGACGCCGGTACGTTCGACGTGTGGGGGTACTGCCAGAACCTCCACAAGGAGCTGTTCGGGCGCCCCAACCCGAGCGACTAGGAGGGAACGAACCATGAGCGACGCGGCCGACCAGGCGCACGTGATCGTGCACATCACCAAGGACCAGGACTTCCAGAGCACCGAGGTCCTGGAGGTGCTGCTCGGTACCCGGGACGCGGCGTGGGCTCGTGCCAAGGAGCTGGACGAGGAGCACGGGCATGACCAGTGGGACTACCACGCCATCGAGACCGCGCCGCTCACCGGGCTCCGGGTCGAAGAGGGCTGGGAGATGGGACACGACGCCGCACCGTTGCCGCAGTTCGAGCTACACGACGGCGACATGGTGTGTCCCCCGTTCACGCTCACCGCTGACGAGTTCCGGGCTCTTGGCTGGAAGCTGCGCCGGCGCCTGGTGACCGACTGGGCAGACTCGTGACCACCGCCGACCGTGAACGCCGCGAGGAGCTGGCGCACGGTGGGGTCGCGTCGCGCGACGGGGACCTGGTCACGCTCGGGACGGGGGTGCAGTGGTGGCTCAACGGCGCACAGTGGGCGCGCGACGAGGCCGACGGCCTGATCCCGCAGGACGCGGCGCTGGTCGCGTACACGCGGCAGCAGCTACGGCAGCGCGCGTGACGTGGTCCGCCCGTGACGAGCTGATCTATTGGCTGCAGTTCGTCGGCATGGGCGCGCTGCTCGTGGTGGTCAGCATCCTGCGGTTCGCCTTCGCCGTGGCGTTCCGCGTGCTCGACCTGGCCCTGGCCCTGGTCGCCGTCGTCGCGGTTCTCGCGCTCGTCGCCTGGGCCGTGCGCGTGGTGTAGTGGTGGCGCGGCAGGAGTAGTCCAGCGGCCTAAGACACCGTGGTCCCGAGGGTTCGAGTCCCCTCCCCGGCGCGCGCACCGGGGTAAAGCCCCTCGTGGGCAGTGGCCCCGGGCACGGCGACTCCGGTTCGAATCCGGGCCCTGCCGTACCGAGCTACGCGACAGGCCCCGCACCTCACGGTGCGGGGCCTGCGTCGTTGGGTCCGGGTGACGGATTCGAACCGCTGCCCCTGGGTGGGGCCACGCCATCCCGTAGACGCCCGGCCGCTCCTCCCTCGGCTGGTTAGGCCGCAACTGAGCCGGGACTCACCTGGACGTGGCGACGACGCTACCAGCGGTCCAACGTATCGACATCTGTCGATACCAGGGCCCCACAAACTAGACACCCGCTTTTGTAGAGCGGGTGCGTAGGCGAGCGGATTAAGGCCCTGACCTGCACCGATGCCCTGTGGACGCGCGTTCCAGTAAGCGGGCAGTGAGCACCTGGTGAGCACCTACCCAGAATCAGGGCACGTCGGGCGAACCGTCAGAGGCAAAAGGGAAGGTCCGGGATCCCCCAGCGATCCCGGACCTTACCGACGTTCAGGGGCTTAGACCCCCAGGCCGGACGATAGCGGTCAGCCCTGCCCGCTGCTCGCCGTCGTCCGGAAGTTCACCCTCGCACCGGGCTCACCCGACGGTTCGCCCGGATGCGCGGCGGCGCCGTCGTCCCCGGCCGCGTCCACCAGAACCGCGCGAGCGTGTTGCCCTTCACCGACGGGCACGGGCCCATCAGCTCCTGCAGCTCCTCGTAGTGCCAGTGGCGCACGTGCCGCTCGTACGGGTTGCCGAACGTGGCGCCCTGCTCCTTGTGCCGGATCGGCA